AAACCCCCCCGTCAAGGGTACCTTTACCTCCTCTGCGTAATGTGATATATACTCCGCCATATGGTAAATATCGAACCCTCCAGCGAGCACCCGATGCCCTACGACACGCACAGAGAGAAGACCGAGTCTTTTCACGACAGTGTTGTGGTTGCTGTTAATACGGCTGACCTGCTTAAACAGCTAGGTGCGCCTATCGAGATCGACGCTACGGACCTGAAGGCTACGGCTGATTTGTTTAAGACAACGGATCGCAGCAAGGCGCGGGGCCAGCTACAGCAACCCAATACAGCGTTTGCCGCTTCGTTGTTCTTAAAGACTTATGCCAACCGCATCGCTGCGGACATGAACGAAGTGCGTTCTGCGATTACGGCTAAGCTGATGGAGATTGCCAACTGCGGCGACCCACGCTACGAACTCAAGGCGCTTGAACTATTAGGTAAGCACAGCGACGTGGGGCTCTTTACTGAGCGCAGCGAGATTACAATCCACCACAAATCCTCCGGCGACTTGGAATCTGCTATTAAAGAGCGTATTAAACGACTACTCAATGCCGAGACTGTTGACGTTACGCCGCTAGCAGACTCACTTGATGACGAGCTAGGTATTGCAGACCAAGACCCCCGAGACTTAATTAGCCAGCTTGATCCAGACCCAAGCGACAATGACTCTTCCGACTTCGATAAATAACGTATCCCTGCGGGATATACCGAAAGTGCTTCCTCACTTAACTGAGCCGGAGATGCGTCAGCTTTTGTACGACTTAGAAGCCTTGCAAGAACTTAAACGCAAGGAAGGGGCGCGGGATAAGTTCATTAATTTTGTAAACGAGGTATGGCCGACGTTCATATCGGGGAGGCATCACGCCCGGATGGCTGAGGCGTTCGAGCGAGTAGCCCGTGGAGAGTGCAAAAGGCTCATTATTAACATGCCGCCACGCCATACCAAGTCAGAATTCGCTTCATATCTGCTTCCAGCGTGGTTTTTGGGTAAATATCCGCATAAAAAGGTCATCCAAGCGTCCCATACTGCTGAATTAGCGGTTGGCTTCGGTAGAAAAGTGCGAAATCTGGTCGATTCTGACGTATATCGCAGTATTTTTCCGGACTTAAACCTGCAAAGTGACTCAAAAGCGGCTGGTCGATGGAACACAAGTAAGGGCGGCGACTACTTCGCTATCGGTGTAGGCGGTGCGGTGACAGGTAAGGGCGCTGATGTGCTTATTATCGATGACCCGCACTCGGAACAGGAAGCTGCATTGGCTCAAGTTAACCCCGACATCTACGACAAGGTGTACGAGTGGTATACGTCCGGTCCTCGGCAGCGACTCCAGCCGGGTGGGGCTATTGTAATAGTGATGACGCGCTGGAGCTTGAGGGACTTGACGGGTCAGGTGATTAAGTCAGCGACGGCTAGGGGTGGTGATGATTGGGAAGTGATTGAGTTTCCGGCCATCATGCCGTCTGGCAATCCGCTGTGGCCTGAGTTCTGGAGTCTGGATGAGTTGTCCAAGCTCCGCCAAGAATTGCCGAACAGCAAGTGGATGGCGCAGTACCAGCAGCAGCCGACATCAGAACAGAGTGCCATCGTCAAGCGGGAGTGGTGGAAGATATGGGAGAAGGAAGACCCGCCGCCATGTGACTATATATTGCAGACGTGGGATACGGCGTTCGAGAAAAATACGCGGGCCGACTTCTCTGCATGTACGACGTGGGGCATCTGGTACAACCCGGACGACAATGACCAGCCGAATATTATCTTGTTGAACTCGTTTAAAGAACGCATGGAGTGGGTTGAGCTCAAGAAAACAGCATTTCAACACTATAAAGACTGGGAACCTGATAGCATATTGATCGAGAAGAAAGCCACCGGAGCACCGCTCATTTATGAGTTTAGGGCAATGGGTATCCCTGCGCAGGAGTTTACGCCGGGGAAAGGCCAAGACAAGATCAGTCGGTTGAACGCGGTATCGGACTTAATTGCCTCGGGTAAGGTGTGGGTTCCACAGACTCGGTGGGCGGAAGAGTTAGTCGATGAGGTAGCGTCGTTCCCGTCGGGCGAGCATGATGACTTAGTTGACGCGACGACTCTCGCCTTGATGCGGTTCAGGCAGGGTGGGTTCATCCGGTTACCAACCGACGAGGCAGATGAGTTACGACTGTTTAAAAGCAAGCGGAGCACGCCTTATTATTGATATTTTTGACGATCTGGCGGAGTTTGCAAGGTGGTGGTTACACCATAGGATGTTATTGCCCCCGCCAAACGCAGTCACAACGTATCAGAACATGACGGGTACATGCTTGTACAGGCATGGGCAGTATCAGGTGCAGATGTTTACGTCCAAGCCGAACTCGGTGTCAGTGTCACATGTGCATCCGAACGTGGACAGTTATGAGTTGTACCTGTGTGGCGACTTAGACTTTGTAATTGCAGGCAACATATATAAGCATCAAGAAGTGGCAGCAAACCCAATACCAGTAAGGATTCACCCACATTACTGGCACGAAGGCACGACAGGTTCACTGGGGGGTTCATTTTTGTCGTTACAGAAATGGCTCAATGGCGTGCCGCCGTCGTGTGTGGGCGAGGACTGGGTTGGGGCAGATGGTAGTGCTGCGGGTACCTGTGTAGGTAGAACAGAAACTAAGGAATAATCATGGCAATGGAAAAGAGTTTGTACTCCGCCCCTCAAGGCATCGATCAAGAGCTAGATGAGCCGGACTTAGAAATCGAGATTGAAGACCCGGAATCAGTCCGAATTGGTATTGATGGGTTGCAGATTGACATCGAGCCCCAAGAGGAATCGGATGAAGATTTCGACGCTAACTTAGCGGAATACATCCCGGACAGCGAGTTATCAGGACTTGCCAACGACTTGGTCGACGCCTACGAGGAGGATGTAAGTTCCCGTAAGGATTGGATTCAGACCTACGTTGATGGCCTTGATCTGCTGGGTATGAAGATCGAAGAGCGCACCGAGCCTTGGGCTGGAGCATGCGGAGTAGTCCACCCACTGATGTCGGAAGCCTTGGTTAAGTTCCAAGCTGAGACGATTATGGAGACTTTCCCAGCGGCGGGGCCAGTTAAGACTAAGATCATCGGTAAGGAAACGCAGGCTAAGAAAGAAGCTGCGGAGCGCGTCAAAGACGACATGAATTACCGTTTAACGGAAGAAATGCCGGAATATCGCCCTGAGCATGAGCGTCTCCTCTGGGGCTTGGGTCTGTCCGGTAATGCGTTTAAGAAGGTGTACTTCGATCCAGCACTGGGTCGGCAGGTGTCTAACTACGTCCCTGCGGAAGATATTGTTGTGCCTTACGGTGCGTCGTCGCTGCGCACGGCAGAGCGTGTTACCCATGTGATGCGCAAAACTGAGAACGATATACGCCGTTTGCAAGTAGATGGCTTTTATCGGGACGTGGACTTAGGCCAGCCAAGCAACACGATTGAGGAAGTCGAGAAGAAGATTGCGGAGAAGATGGGCTTCCGCGCCGTGACCGACGACCGCTATCGCATCCTTGAGATGCACGTTGATCTGGACTTAAAAGGCTACGAAGATACCAATAAGAAGGGCGACGAGACAGGTATCGCACTGCCTTACGTGGTGACAATCGACAAGTCCAGCCTACAAGTATTGGCAATCCGTCGTAACTGGAAGCCGGACGACAAGCTTAAGCGCAAGCGTAATCACTTCGTACACTACGGTTACATCCCGGGTTTTGGCTTTTACGCCTTCGGTTTGATCCACTTGATCGGTGCGTTTGCTAAGTCTGGTACGTCGATTCTGCGTCAGTTGGTTGACGCCGGTACGCTATCTAACCTGCCGGGCGGCTTAAAATCTCGCGGCATGCGCGTTAAGGGTGACGACACACCAATCGCACCGGGCGAATTTCGGGACGTGGATGTGCCTAGTGGATCGATCCGTGACAACATCCTACCACTTCCGTACAAAGAGCCAAGCCAAGTTTTAGCTCAGTTGATGAATCAAATCATCGATGAAGGCCGTCGCTTTGCTTCTGCTGCCGATATGAAGGTGTCGGACATGTCGTCGCAGTCCCCGGTTGGGACTACCTTGGCTATTTTGGAGCGCACACTTAAGGTAATGTCGGCGGTTCAAGCCCGTGTTCATTACTCGATGCACGAAGAATTACGCCTGCTCAAAGACATTATTCGGGACTACACCCCTGAAGAATATAGCTATGAGCCCGTTGACGGTAACCGTCAGATTAAGCAGTCGGACTACGACCAAGTAGATGTAATACCGGTTAGTGATCCGAACGCTGCAACGATGTCACAGAAGGTTGTGCAGTATCAAGCCGTGTTGCAATTGGCTCAAGGCGCACCTCAGTTGTATGACTTGCCGTTGCTCCACCGTCAGATGCTGGAAGTCTTGGGTATTAAGAACGCCGCAAAGCTAATCCCAATGCAGGACGACACACGTCCACGCGACCCTATTACCGAGAATCAGAATATTTTGCGGATGAAACCGGTTAAAGCGTTCTTCTACCAAGACCATCAGGCCCACATTGCTGTCCATATGGCAGTTATGCAGGAACCTAAGATGCAGCAGATGATGCAACAAAACCCGCAAGCACCGCAGATGGCAGCAGCAATCGCCGCACATATCGCGGAACATCTAGGCTACGAGTATCGCAAGCAGATGGAAGATGCGATGGGTATCCAGCTACCTAATTACGACGAGGATAACGAAGATCAGGTTATTCCGAAGGATATGGAAGTTGAGATTTCCAAGCGGGCGGCGCAGGCATCCCAGCAGTTGCTACAACAAAGCAAGCAACAGGCTCAACAACAGATGGCGCAAGAACAGATGAAAGACCCAATCGTTCAAATGCAGATGCAAGAATTGCAAATTAAACAGGCTGAACAGCAACGTAAGGCCCAGAAAGACAAGGACGACGCGCAACTTAAGATGGCTCAAATACAAGTTGAACGTGACCGTATCGCAGCACAGCAAGAAATTGCCGGAGCCAATATGGCGATGAAACACCAGCAAGAAATACAACGTGCGGAAAAGGCTCAGGAAACTGAAGGCTTCCGCCAAGGTATCGCAATGCTTAATGCCCGCCAGAAAACACCGACAAAAAGGTAAATAATGGAACAAGTCATTGACTTAATATTAAAGCAACTAAGGGAGCGTCGGGATCAACTAACCGATGCTGTCTCCGGTGGAGCCGCGAAAGACTACGCCGAATACAAGTATCTATGTGGTGAGATTCGAGGACTCACTGCTGTAGAGATGTACCTACAAAACCTCGCAAAAAACTTGGAGCATATTGATGAGTGAAATCCTAATCGGTTCAAACCCCGATAGCTTGGATGCAACAGTACTACCAGCCGCAGCAGAAGATAAGGCAAAACAACTGCCCCAACCTTCTGGGTACCACATCTTAGTAACAATCCCTGCCGTCGAGTCCAAATACGATAGTGGGATTATTAAAGCAGACCAAACAATGCACTACGAAGAAGTGCTGAGTACGGTGTTCTTTGTTGTCGAGATGGGTCCAGATTGTTATTTAGATAAGGCGAAGTTCCCTACTGGCCCTTGGTGCCAGAAAGGTGATTTTGTTTTGGCTCGACCAAACTCAGGCACACGCTTGAAGATTCACGGTCAAGAGTTTCGTCTAATTAACGATGACTCGGTAGAAGCAGTGGTTCAAGACCCACGTGGCATTTCAAGAGCATAAGGAGACACAAATGGCTGGTTTCGAGAAAAACGAGTACAAATTCCCCGATGAAGTAGATAAAAGAGCTTCCGACCGTGACGAGGACGAAGATCAGGATATTAGAATTGAAGTAGAAGATGACACCCCGCCGGAAGACCGTGGCCGTAAACCACTGCCTAAAGCGATATTGGAAGAGATTGAGCAAGACGAACTAGACGAATACTCGGGTAAAGCCAAGGAACGTCTGTTTCAAATGCGCAAGGTTTGGCACGATGAGCGACGTGAAAAAGAAGCGGCACTCCGTGAACAGCAGGAAGCTATCCGTATAGCCCAGCAAATCCTTGAAGAGAACAAGCTATTGAAAAATACCTTGGCCTCGGGGGAGAAAGAGTACATATCTACGGTGCAATATGCCGCCGATACTGAGCTTGAGATGGCTAAACGGAACTTCCGAGAGGCGCATGATTCGGGCGATCCAGACAAACTTATGGAAGCGCAACAGGCTCTTACAGAGGCTACGTTACGTGTAGATAAGACAAAAAACTTTAAACCTACTTTACAAAATACAGAAAATGATATAAAACTGCCACAAATGAGTCAGCCGGTGTCCAAACCGCCGCCTGATCCTAAATATGTTGATTGGCGTGAGCGTAACGATTCTTGGTTCCAAAAGGACAAGGAGATGACGCAAGCGGCCTTTGGACTACACGAGAAGCTAGCCGATCAGTACGGCCCTGAATATATTGGTACTGATGACTACTATCAGCGCATGGACAAAACAATGCGCAAACGGTTCCCCGAAGCCTTTAGGGACGAGGACACCGAAGAAGCTGATTCCAGACCTCAGCGAAAAGCGTCAACAGTTGTTGCTTCTGCCAAACGAAGCACGGCTCCTAAGAGTATTAGGCTAACAACGTCCCAAATTGCGTTGGCTAAAAAGCTGAGACTAACCCCGGAGCAATATGCTCGTGAAGTTCTTAAATTGGAGAATAGATAATGGCAAACGGCAATAACAGACTGATGCGTGAACTTGAAACCCGTGATACGGATATGCGCCCTAAGCAGTGGGCACCAGCCGAGCTTCTTCCTGAACCGGACAAGCAACCGGGATATTCATACCGCTGGATTCGTACTTCCACGTTGAGCACCGCTGATCCACGCAACCTATCGGCCAAACTCCGAGAAGGCTGGGAGCCTGTCAAAGTAGAAGAACAACCTAGATTCCAACTGTTAATCGATCCAAATAGTCGCTTTAAGGACAATATTGAGATTGGTGGATTGTTACTGTGCAAGACCCCGTCGGAGTTCGTAGATCAACGTAATCAATATTACCAAAATCAGACTCAGGCGCAGACTCAAGCAGTGGACAATAGCTTTATGCGCGAAAACGATGCTCGTATGCCTCTCTTTGCGGAGCGGAAATCGTCCACATCGTTTGGCAAAGGACGTTAATTTTTTCAATTTACTAGGAGTTAAAATATGGCTTACCCAACAGTTTCAGCCCCGTACGGGTTTAAACCGGTAAATCTTATTGGTGGTCAAGTTTTCTCGGGATCGACGCGTGACTATCCGATTTCGTACAACTACAACGCCAATATTTTTTACGGTGATTTTGTACAACTAACAAATGGTTATGTAACCATTCTGGCTAATGACATCGCAGGTGCCGCCGCAATTGGCGTGTTCTTGGGCTGCTATTACACGAACCCGACGACTAAACAACGTCTGTTCTCGCAATACTATCCTGCTAACGTAACGGCTGGTGACATTACTGCCATCGTTTGTGACGATCCTGACACCGTGTTCCGCGCCGCAGTTACCGCTGCTACTACCGGCAACACCATCGGTTCAGCTTCTTCGCTGCTGCTTGGTAAAAACTTGGGTGGTAACACCGCTACTGGTTCGCTCTCCACGGGTAATTCCGCTGGCGGCATCATCGGTACGACTCCAGCTACCTCGACGGGTAACTTCCGTATTCTGGAATTAGTCCCTGATACGCAAATCAGCAGCTCGGCAACGTATGTGTCTGGTACAGGTACAACCACGCTGACCGTCGCTGGTCTGTCTATTGGTCAAGTTATCCCCATCGGCACCGACATTTTCAACGTAATTGGTGGTCAACTTCAGTTCACTGGCTCGTCCACGACTGCGGCTGTCACTGTTACCTCGGCTACGTCGCAAGCACTGTCTGTTACCGCATCAACAGTTACGATCAGCACAGCTAACTCGGTAGCATTGGTTCAAACCCCAGAAGTTCTCGTTAAGATTACTTTTGGTTCCCATCGCTACTACGTGGCTTAATATAAGGAGCTAGATAATGGCTATTTCACGCGCACAACTACTTAAAGAGCTGCTCCCGGGTTTGAATGCCCTGTTTGGTATGGAGTATGCAACTTACGGCGAGCAACACAAAGAGATTTACGAAACTGAAACCTCTGAGCGTTCGTTCGAAGAAGAGACAAAGCTGTCTGGCTTCTCCGCTGCACCTGTTAAAAACGAGGGTTCCGCCATCGCTTACGACAATGCACAAGAGGCATGGACTGCTCGCTACAATCACGAAACCATTGCACTGGGTTTCTCGCTGACCGAAGAGGCCATCGAAGACAACCTGTATGACAGCCTGTCGGCTCGTTATACCAAAGCTCTGGCTCGTGCTATGGCTTACACCAAGCAAGTTAAGTCGGCTAACATCCTGAACAACGGTTTTAGCGCAGCTTATACTGGCGGTGACGGCGTAGCTCTGTTCTCGGCTTTGCACCCACTGGTTAACGGTGGTAGCAACAGCAACATCCCATCAACCCCAGCCGACTTGAACGAGACTTCCCTTGAAGCCGCCGTTATTCAAATCGCTGCATGGACTGATGAGCGTGGTCTGCTGATCGCTGCTAAGCCTAAAAAGCTGGTTGTTCCACCATCGCTGCAATTCGTTGCAACCCGTCTGCTGGAAACCGAACTCCGTGTCGGTACCACTGATAACGACATCAACGCGATCAAGAACAACGGTTCAGTTGCTGAAGGCTACACGGTTAACAACTTCCTGACCGATACGAACGCATGGTTCCTGACCACTGATGTTCCTAACGGCATGAAGCACTTTATCCGTTCGCCACTGGCTAACTCAATGGACGGAGACTTCGACACGGGCAACGTCCGCTACAAGGCTCGTGAGCGTTATTCGTTCGGCTGGTCTGATCCACTCGGTATGTACGGTTCCGCCGGAGCATAAGCCAAAAGCTAATGTTCATGCGGGTTTAGAGGGGGCTTCGGCCCCCTTTATTTATTTGTTGTTTTTATTTGTAAGGTCATGTATATTACCTGTGTCGTAACTCAGGAGGATATATGGAATACCCTAAAACACGTAAAGAAGCACAAACCATCGGTGCCACGCACTATTTTACTGGCGAACCTTGCAAGCATGGGCATATCGCGCCACGTAAAACTAAAGGCGTTTGTGTTGAATGTTTAAAGATTGAATGGGGCGTTACTAATACCAAACGAAGTTTAAAGCCAAAGTCTGAGGCTTCTAAAGAGGCTGGACGGCGGTACTACGAGCGCAACAAAGACATGGTAAAAGCGCGGGCAAACGCCCGCACCCCGGAAGAAAAGCAACGCTGGAAACAAAAACACAAGGCTACTAACCCCGACTATTACAAAACATTAACTAGCCTGCGAAAACGCCGCCATCGTAACGCTACCCCGTTATGGCTCTCTGCGATGCAAAAAATGGAAATTCGCCAGCTATATCAAATAGCCATTACGATGTCTAAAACTACGGGGGAACGATATGTTGTAGACCACATTGTCCCTTTGCTGTCCCGCGAAGTTTGCGGCCTACATGTACCTTGGAACCTGCGGGTAATCACCCAAGAAGAAAACCTAAAGAAGTCAAATAAGATGTTAGTTGTCTAGTTATTAAGGGGCTTCGGCCCCCTTTTTGTTTTGTCATAACCGCCGTGTAGAATAAACCCACAACCGGGGGCGGTTGTCATTTTGACTATGGAGGCGGTATGAAGATTACGGTTAGTTTGGTGCTTGGCGGGTACGAGTATTCCGGCGAAGTTGATTTCAGCGAGTTGGAGTCATGTGCTGCATTTGATGCGGATGAAGGTATCGAGTACGACGAGGATGGTATTGCTTGGTGGCACGACGAGGATGCAAATATTTGGTACTTCTTTGATGAAGAAGCAGACGACTGGTTTGAAGCAGAAGTGGAAGAAGACGAAGACGAGTAAGTACAGTATTGGTGTCACTAAGGGGCTTCGGCCCCTTTTTTCTTTTCGTCTCGTTCCCGTTGATGGTGCTTACGATGGCAGTTAGCGCAAAGAACAACGCACTTTTTAATCTCCTCGTAGGCGTCAACCCATGCGCCATTACGTAAAAGGTTAGCTAGTTTACGGTTGGTAGGGTCTCGAACCGCATGGTGGAAGTCTAAAGTGGCCGGGTGGGACTCACCACATACCGTACACGATAACGTAGCCTTGTACTCTTGCCATTTCTGTCTTAGTCCTGCTTTGTACTCTTTTACTTTGTCGCCAACAACTTTTTTATTACGGGCATAGCTTTCCCGATTGGATTTGCGTTGCGCTTCTTTGTCTTTGTATGGCATATTTTACTTTGTGCTTGACACCCAAATAAGCGCATAGTATAAGGTACTTAATACCGGGGTAATCCGGTGTGCCAAACAGCCCCCGGCTGATGACATGCAAATTGGCGCACTTACTCGCATGTGAGGAATATATTATGGGTTTCGCTACACACCTTGGCCCTTGGCTGCTCGGTACTGTTAAAGACACGACTGGCACCACTGCTGGCACCGTTCGCAATACTGGCGCGACTATCGTCGCCCAAACCACCAATCTGACCGCTGCGCAAGTAGCTGGCTTGACCGGCACACTGGGTTTCATTCCAGCAGGTGCGGTTATCACTTCCGTACAGTTTCTGACCACTACGTTGTTTGCTTCGGCCACTACGCTGAAAGTCACCATCGCAGGTGTTGATGTTGCAGCGGCTTCTACGATTACTCTGGCAGGCACTATCGCGGTAGCTCCAGCAGCTACGTTTACCCCTGTACAAGCTAATGTCGGCGCTACAGACGCGGCTGTTACGTTCACTGCTACTGGTGCTTCGGCTACTGGCGCGGTTACGGTAATCATCGCTTACGTTGTGCGTAACTCTGACGGTTCTTCTGCTCCGACTGCTTTCCAGAACTAATTAAGGAGGCATCACTATGATGCAGACAGACGTTAAGGCCGCTACTTGCGGCGCTGGGGCTACGACCGTATTTAACGGTCCTGCTCGGGTGAAGGGTTTAACAGTTAGCTTTGCTACTGGCGGTACGGTTGTTATCGCAGATGGCACGGTTACGAAGTTTACCTACACTGCCCCAGCCGCTGCTGGTACGATCAATATAGTTATCCCCGGTGAAGGCGTTAGGTGCGATACGAGCGTCATTGCTACGTGTACAACCGCAACTGCTGTGGTGTTCTATGGCTAAGAAAACTCCCTCCCTTGCTGTTGGCCGTGGTGAAAAGCTGCCAGTTAAGCAGGGGGCGGGGCTTACTGCCAAAGGTCGTGCCAAGTACAATAAAGCAACTGGATCAAATCTGAAGGCTCCACAGCCAGAAGGCGGTCCACGTAAGAAATCATTTTGTGCTCGTATGAGCGGAATGCCCGGTCCAATGAAGGACGAGAAGGGCCAACCGACACGCAAAGCGGCGTCACTGAAACGGTGGAAGTGTTAAATGGCGGACGAAATCCAGACGGCACGTGAATTGGCTACACACGCAAGTGACATTAAGCACCTGCAAGAAGATATGGACGCTATGCGTGCTGACGTTGCCGCTATACGTATTGCGTTAGACGAGATTAAGAAAACCCTTGCTTCTGCTGAAGGTGGCTGGAAGGTGTTGATTGCAGTTGGCAGCATTGCGAGCGGCGTGATCGGCGCTATTACCGGATACTTCTCAAGTAAAGGATTTTAATCATGGCTACTAGAAAACCTGTACCACCACCGCCACGTCCAATGGCACCACGGCCATCACAGCCAATGCCTTCACGACAAATTTCTCAGGACATGGCTCCCGGCAGATTTGGTCGAGGCACGCAGCAACAAGCAATGCCACAACGTCCAATGCCCCCACGTCCTATGCCTCCACGCCCATCAATGCCCGCGAGTGCAGCGATGAAAAAAGGTGGTTCGGTATGTTACGCAAAGGGTGGTGATGTTAAGGCTCCTGAAGAGCCGCCAATCCCTAAAGCTACGCAAGAATCAATGAAGCTTCAAGCAGCACAAGAGAAATTAGATCGTCAGCAAGCTAAAGAGCAGAAGGCTGGCGAGAAAGAAGTAAAAGAAAATATGGGCCGCAAGTTCTTTGCTAAAGGCGGTTCGGTGTCCTCGGCTTCCAAGCGCGCAGATGGTTGCGCCATTCGCGGCAAAACGAGAGCATAATGCCAGCTAAATCAGCAAAGCAGGAGCGGTTCATGCAAGCCGTGGCCCACAACCCAAAATTTGCAAAGAAGGTGGGTGTCCCCACTAGCGTAGGTAAAGAGTTCACTAAATCGGAGGGTGGTATGGCTGAATCCAAAAAGATGGTTGGTAAAGAAGTAGCGTTCATGAAAAAGAAGGGCGCGCCTAAATCCATGATTAAGCATGAAGAAGGCGAAATGAAAGAAATGAAATTCAAAAAAGGCGGCATTATTGCTTCCAAGATGGGTGCTGTGCGCACTGCGTCCCCTAGCCGCGACGGTATTGCCTCTAAAGGTAAGACCAAAGGTACGATGGTTAAGATGGGTGGTGCTAAAGCTGCGGTCAAAGGCGGCAAGTGCTGAGATGAGAGCCTCTCGCGGTATGGGTGATATCAACCCTTCCAAGATGCCGACGGGTAAGAAAACGGCCCGTCGGGACGACACTGACTTTACGCAGTACGCGGAGGGTGGCAAAGTTAATGCCGCCGGTAACTACACTAAGCCCAGTCTTCGCAAGAAGATCGTGTCACAGGTAAAATCCGCAGCAACGCAAGGTACCGGTGCAGGTCAGTGGTCAGCGCGCAAAGCGCAGCTAGTAGCTAAGAAGTATAAAGCTGCTGGTGGCGGGTATAGAGATTAGTATGAAAGCCCCGCAGAAATCACTTAAAGATTGGGGCGACCAGAAATGGCAAACCAAAAGTGGCAAGCCATCGTCTAAGACAGGAGAGCGATACCTCCCAGAAAAGGCGATTAAGGCGCTAAGTCCAGCCGAATATGCGGCTACGACGAAAGCAAAGCGGGCGGGTAAGAAGGCAGGGAAACAGTTTGTAGCACAGCCTAAAGGCATTGCGAAGAAAACAGCAGGGTTCAGATAATGGCATATTCAACAGCTACGACCGCGTTTAACCCAAGCCTTAACGAGATATTCGAAGAGGCGTTTGAGCGTTGCGGACAAGAATTGCGTACGGGTTATGACTTCCGTACAGCGCGTCGTAGCTTGAATTTCTTGCTGGGTGAGTGGGCTAATCGGGGTATCAACCTGTGGACGATTGAGCAGGGTTCCGTCAACATGGTGCAAGGAGTAACGACCTATGATCTACCTAACGATACCGTGGATTTGGTGGAGCACGTTATTCGTACTGATGCCGGACAAGGTCCTAACCAAACTGACCTCAACATCACTCGAATCAGTGTATCTACCTACTCAACGATCCCGAACAAATTAGCACAAGGCCGTCCGATTCAGGTGTGGGTGAACCGCCAATCGGGGCAAAAGGTCGGCTCGGAGATAGCCGCAACCAACAATCCACAGATTAATGTATGGCCTGCACCAGACCAAGGTACTGCGTTGCAGCCGTACTACGTGTTTTACTACTGGCGCATGAAGCGTATTAACGACGCTGGTATTGGTGTAAACGTAATTGATATCCCATTCCGCTTCCAGAACTGCTTGGTGGCGGGGCTTTCTTATATGTTGTCGTTGAAGCTGCCTAACGCTGACCCTGTCCGTATCCAAGGTCTTAAAGTAATGTATGACGAGGCATGGGAGTTGGCCGCAGGTGAAGACCGCGAGAAGGCTGCTGATCGTCTAGTGCCACGTCAGATGTTTATTACGTAATTATGGGTAATCGGTTCTCATCAGGTAAGAATGCAATCGCCGAATGTGATCGGTGCGGGTTTCGTTACAAGCTGAAAGAACTAAAGAAGCTGACGATTAAGACTAAGCAGGTTAGTATTAAGGTATGCCCAACCTGCTGGGAACCCGATCAGCCGCAATTGCAGTTAGGTATGTATCCAGTTAGTGACCCACAGGCAGTGCGGGAACCACGGCCAGATAATAGCTACTACCAAGCAGGTTATACTGGCTTGCAGCTAACGACTAATACAGATTTTGGTGACCCGAGTGAAGGTAGTCGGGTGTTTCAGTGGGGGTGGAATCCGATTGGTGGGGCACAAACCTCAGATAATGGGTTGACACCGAACTACTTGGCCCCGCCGGGAGTAGTAAACAACGTAACGATATCCGTCACTTAGGAGTTTAAAATGGATAAGATGAAAAAAGTAGCTAAGGCTGAAGTTAAAGTACACGAGAAGAAGATGCACGGCATGAAAAAAGGCGGCGTCACTAGCCTTGAGATGAAGCAAATGGGTCGTAATCTGGCGCGTGTTGCTAACCAGAAGTCTGGCTCAAGGGGCCGGTAATGGCTAAGTTCTCGCAGAAGGTTAAGGGCAAAGAAGTAGGCCAAGCCGCTGTGTATGCAAAGCCCCATTCAATGACCGGAGGTCCTATGAAGATGAAGAAACCTGTTGATCCAAACACGCTGAAGTCTGGTGATATGAAGCCCGGCACCACTGCTCCACGCGTAAGCATGGGCGACCCAGCACGTGATGATGTCAAGAGAACTGGCATTAAAATGCGCGGTACTGGCGCTGCAACTAAAGGCTTGATGAGCCGTGGCCCGATGGCCTAAAGGTACGCTATGAACTACGTTGATCTCTGCGCGAATATTGCAACTATCTGTGAAAACACATTCACAGCGGATGAGTACGCGATGTTCACGCAGCAAGCGGAACAGAAGATTTACAACATGGTGCAGCCACCTGCCCTGCGTAAAGACTACTCCACCACTTGTGCGATCAACGTAGAGTCTGTAGCACTACCAACAGATTTCTTGTATCCGTTCTCCATCGCCGTTGTAAACACCTCGGGTGAGTACATGTATTTGCTGGACAAGGATGTTAACTACATTCGTCAGGCTTATCCATTCCCAGCGGTGACGGGGCTACCGGAGCACTACGCAATTCAAGACGCTACATCGACTGTGACGACCATTATTCTTGGGCCCACTCCTGACGCTGCGTACGCATTCAAGCTGAATTACGCTGCCTACCCTGTGTCTATCGTAACGGCTGGTACCACATGGCTTGGCAATAACTTTGACTCTGCGTTGCTAAATGGCGCGTTGGTTGAGGCTATTCGCTTTATGAAGGGCGAGCCTGACATGATTAGTCTGTACCAGCAGATGTACGCACAATCTATGACGTTGTTGAAACAACTGAGCGATGGCAAGTTGCGTCAGGATACTTACCGTTCTGGGCAAGTTAAAGTTAAGGTCGAGTAATGGCTATCCAGCAAGGACAAACTACGAGCTTTAAGCAGCAACTGTTTCTGGGGCAGCACGACCTGACAACAGATGTGTTGAAGATTGCGCTCTATACCCCCTTTGCTACGCTAGGAGCGGATACTACGGCGTACTCCACAACTAATGAGATTGTAGCGTCAGGCTACACGGCTGGTGGGCAGGTGCTGGTTAATGTGACTGTTGCGGCGCTTAACGGCGTGGCGTACGTAAGTTTTAACAACCCCTCATGGAACGGCGTGATTACCGCTAGAGGCGCGTTGATTTACAACAGTAGTAAGAGCAACAAATCAATTGCTGTACTGGACTTTGGCGCGGACAAAACCTCCTCCAATACATTTACGATTACGTTACCGGCTAATACATACTCTTCAGCGGTTATTCGGATCACGTAGTTAAAGGATAGTCATGAGTACTTACACCAGCCTCAAAGTTGAACTAATTGCTACTGGCGACCAGAATGGTCAGTGGGGCTACACCACCAATAACAATCTGGAATACGCGCTAGAAGAAGCGATTGTAGGTTCGGCAGATGTAGCTTTCGCGGGTGTGGACATCACACTGACGCTTGTTAACTCCAATCTTAGCCAGACAGCACGTAACTTCCGCCTAAACCTGACCGGCACTTCCGGCGGTGCGCGGAACCTTATTGTCCCAGCGATTGAGAAGCCATACGTTATCAACAACGGTTTGGCCGACGCGGTTACTGTTAGGAATGCTACGGGGGCAAGTGTTGTCATCCCAGCGGGTAAGAGCGCCTTCGTCTACAACAACGGCACGGATGTCACTTCAGCGATTTCGTACATCCCTTCACTGTCGTTAGGTGCTGCGCTGGGCGTGAGTTCAGGCGGTACGGGTCAGACTACTTACACTGACGGTCAGCTTCTGATTGGTAACAGCACGGGTAATACGCTGTCTAAGGCCACGCTAACTGCGGGTACGGGCATAACGATTGCGAACGGCGCGGGCTCAATTCAGATCAACGCTACAGGCACGGCTACCACAGTTACAGGCATTCTCAAGGGTAACGGTAGTACGATCTCCGCTGCGGTATCTGGTGTGGACTATGCGCCTGCTACAACCGGCACGAACATCCTTTATGGTAACGGCACGGGCGGGTTTAGCAGCGTACCAACTCCATCTCCTGCGGGTTCGTTCTTACAGTGGACAGGTAGCGCGTATGCGTGGAACACTGCGGCAGGTTTAGGTAGCGTCTCGTTCGTGGACGTGTCTGGTGGCTCTACGGGGCTTACGACTTCTGGCGGTCCGGTTACTACGACGGGAACTATTACTCTAGCGGGTACGTTAGCTGCTGGCTATGGCGGTACAGGTAAGTCTACGCTGGCTCTTAATAATGTGCTGCTTGGTAATGCCACATCGGCTGTTCAAGAAGTAGCCCCCGGTACTGCTGGTAACGTCCTTACTTCCGTAGGTGGAACATGGGCTAGTCAGGCGCTAGTAATTCCGGCGTCGGGGCCGAGCGTCGCTAAAGTCTATTACATGGCTCAATTTTAAGGAATTATCATGGCAGGTAAACTTCTAGGTCAAGCTGCTCCGGCGGCGGCAACATTAACGACGGTTTATACCGTGCCGGTAGCCACAGCGGCGGTGTTCAATGTTAGCATTGCGAATCAAACGGGCTACGCGATTCCGGTGCGTTTGGCTATTTCAGCGACAGCGACTCCGACGACAGCCGAGTACATTGAGTATGATTCGATTATCCCCGGAAACGGTGTGTTAGAGCGCGGTGGTTTGGTCGCCAATGCAGCCGAGAACGTGGTAGTTTACGCAAGTGTCGCTGGCCTGAGTGTTAGCGTTTATGGATACGAGGAGTAACACATGTCAAGATCAATTACACCAGCACCAAGCGGCAGTCTTAGCCCAGATTTCATCACCGTACCGAGCACAACCGGCTTCAGCGCAGGCGACTATGTGTACCAGAAGAACGGTGACTTTGGCCTTCCTCCAGCCAGTACTTTTGCTAACTTTAGCGTAACGCCAGTATCCTCTATCTACGGTGGTACGGTTGGCGGTACTTCAACGCCGGTTAATTACTATGGCCCTGACCTTACAAAAGTAGGGGGTTCATCAGGCGAATGCGCCGCTAAACTTACTGACGGTAATATCGTTATTGTTTACGCAAACGAAAATGTAAAACCGGCTTTTAGAATTGTAGATATTAACAACGTACAAGTTGTAGCTGAAGTACAAATGGCAGCTAATAGTAGTTTAGTTTCGCCAGCACCTATTAGCGTTGTTGCGCTTACTGGCGGCGGTTTTGTTGCATATTGGCCTGATGCTTCTAGCAATAAAGTTGCGTTTGCTATCTACACGAATACTGGAACGCTTACTACCGCGTACGCTTCCGATGCTACGTTCCCCACAACAGTAAACACTAATCAACCATTATACGGTTGCGCATTACCAAACGGCGGTTTTGCGCTCGCAGTGCAAGGGCTCGCGCTCCAAAATATTTATTTACGTGCCTTCGGAGCCACGGGGGTGGGGGCTTATACGTGGGTTACTGTTGACATAGCCAACGCGCCGTATCAAGGTATAGGAATTGCGGCTCGAAGTGATAATAGTGTTGGTATTGCATGGTGCCGCGCCGCTACTCAGATACTTTTCTCTGTATATAACTCTAGCGGTGGCGGGATTACTTCGCAAGCACTAAGCATTACCGGTGCCCCGCGTGCATGTAGTGTAGTTTGCCTATCCGACGATACTTTCGTTATCGGCTACCGTACAACTAGTGCTACGCTATCTTACGCCTTTAGACTGCTCCCTATTGGAAATGTTTTAGGCGCGGTTGTTACTGTACCTGTAACTAGCATGATCCCCGGTGCGACCGTTAACTTATTTTTACAGCTTAAAGAATTAAGTTCTGGGGGGTTTGTTTATTTTATGAACGACGGCGGTTACGGAATGTATTATATGTTTTATACTTCCGCCGGAGTTGCTGTATATCCTGCGCCTATACCTTTCCCTCAAATTATATATAACTACCCATATCCGAGAGTAGGCATTGTTGAAATTTCCGGGTATGTAAGTATTTATCATGGGGGAACACTTGACCCTTCTCTTACAACAGTTCAAGTAACTGGAATGAATAATTCTAAAATAAGTTTAACGGCTTACAACTTATTGTCCTCGGTATCAACTACTTCTCCAGTTGGCACAGTTTCTTCCAGTGCTGGCGCGTATGCGCGATCAACATCACTGCCTATGAAGGCCGCGTATTTAGCAACTAATACTGAAACTCTTGGGTTAAATCAAGTAATGTCTACGGGTAATAATTATACGTTAGCTCCCGGCGCAGTTGATAGTGGTGCTGTTGATGGAATTAAAAGCACTACACTGCCAGATGGCCGATTTGCCATTGTGTATAAAAATGCTTCGACCGGTGCAGTTAGTTTTAACGTGTACTCGTTAACCGGAATTTTACAGACTACTGTTTCTGTGGGTACGGGGTCTACCGGTGCGGCTGCGCGGGTGCGAATTGCAGCATTAGCAAGCGGTAAAATTGTAGTCGGGTACCAAACTTTAGGGGCGGCTTCTGTTACTTTATCTTTGTATTCTTCTAGTTACGGGTTAATTGCCACAACTATTTTATCCACAGACGCTTCCCCCCGTTTTGATCTTATCGGGTTACCGAACGACAGGTTCGCTATTGTTTACACAAGCACCGCCGCAAACCCTTCTTATAACGTGTACGACAATACCGCGACGCTAATTTTTCCTCAAGCTGGCTTTTCAGGTGATACTGGTGTAACAACTATATCTGCGGCTACAGGCCCTGACGGTATTTTTTTAATATCTTGGGTATACTCATCCGGGGCTAGAATTTCGGGGGTCTATCAAACCGGTGTTAATAATTACCCTGTTTGGCTTAGCCCAATTACTTTGGGTGCCGCCAGTAATACAAGTATACCGTGCCAAGTAGCTATGAATTCGGCCAATGTTGCTGTGCACATGGCAGCTAACAGTGCTACAACTTTGCAGTTATATACGTTGGGCACTAATTTAACCGCGTCATTCCCCATTAGCAACAATTCGGCCAATATGTCAACCTCGTGGTCGCAAGGTAACGGCGCAGTGGGTACAACCGGCGCGGGGACATTTTTATTCTTTGGCGCTAATAACGCTAACGGTAATTTGTACGGATTTACTGGAACGAATAGCGTAAATTCAAATAGTGCCTATCCTTACGGCTTGTTGTCCGGTATCACTACCTCTAGTTCTTACGGTATGCAAGCCTGTATCACACCTTCGTACGGCTACAACGCGGTTATTGCTTGGATTAACTCCGGTAATATTGGTCAATTTGCCATCGTGAATGCGTACCCATTCAATGCGTCTCAAGATATTACGGCAGGCGTTACAGGGTCTGCGCCGACAACACCGTTGAACATCTCACAGTCTAGCGGTTACTACTTAGCTGGCGTGGCGGTGTCTGATTGCCCACCGGGCGGTACGGGTCAGATTCAGACGAACGGTGTGGCTAACCTGAACAGTGAGTACAGTACGACTACGGCGTTCCAAGGCTTTGACTTCCAGAACCCTGTGACGGTTGGTGTTAAAGGCACCGCAGCGGGTAGAACAGTCACGATGATTAAGGATTAACAATGGCGATCCAAGAAATCTCCCAAGCCTTTAACCCTATCACCGGGGTTTTTGGCACAGGGCAGGTGCGAGTCTTCGGCACTTCCGGCTCATGGACTGTTCCCACCGGCATCTCTAAAGTGCGTGTGAGGCTGTGGGGTGGTGGCGGTTACGGTTACGGGAGCGGCGGTGGGTTTTCTTTACGCACTATTTATGATCTAACAGGCGTTACTTCTATTGCAGTAACAGTTGGCATTGGCGGCAACAGTTCTATATCTACTACAGGCGGCACCTCTTCTTTCGGCTCATATTGCTCGGCTACTGGAGGGGCAGTGACCGCAGGCGCAGTGGGCGCGGGTTCTGGTGGGGACATTAATTATTCAGGCGGTTTAGGTAACGCTACATCCGTTGCAGGTGGAGGTGCAGCGTCTTTATTCGGTAATGGCGGCGCAGCAGCTATTGCTACTGGCACTAACGGATTTAATGGGGCATCAGGTGGTGGCGCGGGACTAGCGACAGGCGGGGCTTATACTTCCGGGGGTAACGGGTTTTTAGGCACTGGCGGGCACTATAACTCGGTTGCGGGCACTATATCGTATCTCCCGACATCAGGATTATTACCCGTATTTTCTATTGATTTTATCGGTACTGGCGGCGGCGGGGCAAAAGCGCAATGCGGAATAAATGGTGGCGGCGGCGGTGCCGGTGGAAGTTATAGTGCGGGCGGTTCACCCGGCGGCGGGGGCGGTCAAACTTCGGCCGGCGGTAGTGGTTTAGTTATTGTGGAGTGGTAAAAAATGGCTATCCAAACGATTTCAACAGGGTATAACCCCATCTCCGGCGTATTTGGTACCGGCCAAGTTCAGATGTATTTCGCCTCTGGTTCGTGGACTGTGCCTACAGGCATCTCTAAAGTCCGCGCTCGTGTGTGGGGTGGCGGCGGTTATAACGCAGGGAGCGGCGGTGGGTTTTCAATGGAAACCATTTATGACCTAACAGGTATTACCTCCATTGCAGTAACAGTTGGCGCTGGTGGTAATGCCACAACTACTACAGGCGGTACATCCTCCTTTGGTTCGTATTGCTCGGCTACTGGAGGGGCAACAGCAACGGGTACTAATGGGTCAGGTATTGGCGGAGATATCAACTACTCCGGGGGTGGTTCAGGCGGTGCCGGCGAAGGCGGAGGGGCAGCGTCAATATTTGGTAATGGTAATACAGCGGGTGCAACCCAACCAGCTCAAGGCGGCGCAGGGGCGGGGGCAGGTAGCACATTAGTTGGCGCGTCTAGTGGGTTTTTGGGGACCGGCGGGTTTACGGGGAATGCAACAATTGAAGGCGCATACCCCCCTGTTTCTGGGTTACAGCAATTTTCAATTGACTTTATTGGTACCGGTGGCGGCGGAGGCTCGGGGCAAAACGGCATTAATGGTAGCGCGGCGGGGTCATACTCTTCTGGGGCGGGCGGTATTCCCGGCGGAGGCGGTGGTTCTTCTGCTGGTCTTGGCGGTCAAGGTTTAGTCATTGTGGAGTGGTGAAAATTATGAGATACGGACGAATTGTAGATAACGCTGTGGCTGAGATCGTCACACCTATTGATGGTTTTATGATCGAGGATTGCTTTGCACCTGCGATTGTAGCTACATTGTGCCCCGTTGCGGACGATGTACAAGCCGGGTGGATTAAGCAAGAAGACGGTAGCTTCGCGGCTCCAGTGGTCGAAGAAGTTGTAGCCGAGGAAGTTGTGCCTGTGGAACCAGCACCGGAGTAAATAATGTATGGACCCAATAACAATCGGTGCGGCATTTGCAGTAGCCAAAGCGGCTGTTGCTGGGGTTAAGGAAGCTATTGCGCTCGGCAAAGAAGTGCAGGAGTGCTACCACGACATCAGTGCGTTCTTTACAGCGCAGGGTGAGATTCAAGCAGCGGTAGTCCAGCAAGAGCACGACAAGAAGTTAGGTAAATCGGTACAGAAAGATGCTACTGCCGAGGCACTTGACGCTATGTTTGCTTCTCGTCAGATGTTCAAGCTGGAAGTGGAACTCCGTGAGGCTCTGATCTACGGCAGTGGTAACGAGTCTGGTCTGTACGAAGAGATGTGCCAGCGGCGTGATGCCATCATTCAAGAGCGGCGAGATGCAATAGAAGAAGAAGCTAGGCTAGAGCGTATGCGACTGCGGGATATTGAGCGCAAGAAAGAGCAGCGTATCCAGAATATCCAAGAGTGGTTGGCCGTGGTGTTCGGCGTGTCGATCAGTAGCTTTATTATGTACGCTGTGTGGTGGATGTTTAAAAACGGGGGTAAAGACTGATGATGACCTTACTGACAACTTTGATCTCGTTTTTAAGCGGCGGTCTACCCAAGTTACTGGACTTCTTCCAAGATAAGCAGGACAAGAAGCACGAACTGGCAATGGCTCAGATTCAGGTGCAGGCGCAGATGGAGATGCAGAAGGCTGGCTTCCAAGCGCAGGAGCATATTGAGGAAATCCGTACCGACCAGATTAGTATTCAGACCCAAGCGGCTGAACGGCAGTCTCTCTACGCCCACGACATCGAGATCGGCAAAGGCGCATCCCAGTGGGTGATTAATGCTCGTGCGATGGTGCGGCCTACTATTACGTACGGCCTGTTCTTCCTGCTCGTAGCTGTCGATATTGCTGGTGTCTGGTACGCATGGACGATGAACGCTTCTTTCCACGACATGATGGACTTAGTTTGGGACGACGATACGCAGACCATTTGGGCGTCTGTAATTTCGTTTTGGTTTGGGACACAAGCATTTAGCAAAAAATGAACTTCACCGCCCTGCATGAACTCAAGTACCACGAGGGGGTAAGGAAGAAGCCTTACTTGGACAGTGTGCTGTTGTGGACTACGGGGGTCGGGCATCTGATAGCGCCGAAAGCGCATCTGGAAATGACGTTTGTGCAGCGCAAAGAAGCTAAAGCTGCGGGCTTATTAAAGTGTCCAGCAGAGTGGGACAGGGGGCTAACGAATGCCGAAGTGGATGAGATTCTTAAAGCAGACCTTGCTCGGTTTGAAAGAGGTGTTTTACGTCTGTGCCCTACTGGGCTTACTCAAGGCAGGTACAACGCACTTGTCAGTTTTGCATTCAATGCTGGGCTAGGCCGGTTAAAGAGTTCGTCGATCCGTGCTAGGCACAACCGTGGCGATTTTGGTGGCGCTAGTGATGCTTTTCTGCTATACAGAATGGCGGGTGGTATAGTCCAGAAGGGCTTGGAAACCCGCCGTAAAGATGAACGTGCAATGTACCTAAACGGGTAAAAAATGCCATTACAAAAACTTGTGCTGAAAAGCGGGGTAAACCGCGAGAACACGCGGTACACCAACGAAGGGGGTTATTACGAGTCCGATAAAATTCGCTTTCGCCAAGGTACGCCTGAAAAGATTGGTGGTTGGCAACGGATTTCAGGTGCTACGTTCTTGGGTGTGTGCCGCTCGTTGTGGAACTGGATCACTTTGCTTGGTCGTAACTTCCTCGGGGTTGGCACTAACTTAAAGTATTACGTTGAGAATGGCGGTACTTATTACGACATTACACCGCTTCGTAGCGTTGACACCACAGGTACACTAACCAACCCGTTTACAACTAATCTAACCACGCCGACTTCGGTGGAAGTAGCTAGTGCTGCACATGGTTTATACCCCGGGGACATCGTATTTTTCTCAGGCGCTTCGGCAGTAGGCGGTATTCCAGCGGCGGAACTAAATACGCGCCACGTTGTAGCTACAGTGCCTACCTCTGGCACGTTCACAATTGTGGTAACTACGGCGGCTACGTCGGCGGTAACGGGTGGCGGTACGGTTGCTTTTACGTACTTTAACTACACCCAGACGCTCATTAATCCGTTCACAACGAACCTGACTAACCCGAATTTAGTCTTAGTTACTGACGTAGCTAACGGGGTGTCGGTAGGGGACTTTGTTACTTTCTCCAATGCCTCTGCTGTAGGTGGCGTCACAATCGTCGGCGAATATACGGTAACTTCCATCGTTGACGTAGATAACTACTATATTACTTCCGCAGTCCCCGCAGTTTCTGTAGCTACAGGCGGCGGTACGGTCTATGTTCAGTATCAAATTCCAGTGGGCTCAGCAATCCAAGTGCCGACTGAAGGCTGGGGTATCGGCGAATGGGGTATGGGTACGTGGGGTATTGGTGATCCATTAAGTGCGAACATCCGCCTTTGGACTGCCTCTAACTTCGGCGAAAATCTGATCTATGCACCTCGTGGCGGCGCTCTATATTACTGGCAACCTATAGCTGACGGGCTAACTAATCGGGGTAAAGCGGTTCAGACCTTGGCCGGGGCGAGTAACGTGCCGCTGGCTGTGAACACCTTTATCGTCTCTGATGCTTCTAGGTTCGTGCTTGCATTCGGCACTAACGACATCTACAGTACGGTGTTCGACCCGATGCTTATCCGCTGGTCAGACCAAGAATCCGTAACCCAATGGACTCCAGCGATTACTAACCAAGCCGGTAGCGTGCGTCTGTCGCATGGCTCTACCATCGTGTCGGTGCTTCAGAGTCGGCAAGAGATTCTAGTTTGGACAGATTCCACGTTGTATTCGCTGCAATACTTAGGCCCTCCGTTTATCTGGAGCACACAGCTTCTCGGTGACAATGTGTCTATCGCTGGCCCTAATGCGGCGGCTCTGGCGTCTGGCGTCACCTACTGGATGGGTGTGGATAAGTTCTACATGTACGATGGTACGGTGAAGACTCTGCGTTGCGACTTGCGCCAGTTCATCTACAGCGACATCAATATCTCGCAGTTCAGCCAAGTGTTTGCCAGTACGAACGAAGGCTTTAACGAGGTCTGGTTCTTCTACTGCTCCACCAATTCGTTTACGGTTGACCGCTACGTGGTGTACAACTACGCAGAAGATATCTGGTACTACGGCACGATGGCGCGAAGCGCATGGCTAGATACAGGCTTACGGGAATACCCACTTGCTGCTACTTACGCCAACAACATTGTGAACCATGAACTAGGTGTGGATGATGGTATGTTAGAGGCCCCATTACCAATTGTGGCGACTATTACGACTTCGCAGTTCGATATTGGTGACGGACATAACTTCGCGTTTGCATGGCGCTTACTGCCTGATTTGACGTTCCGTGGGTCGAGTGGCGACACTATACCTAGCTTGACGATGCAGTTGCTGCCATTGAAGAACTCTGGTTCTGGATATAACGACCCCAAATCGGTTGGCGGTGTAAACTTCGATGCTGCGGAAGCGGTTACAGCTACTCAAACATACCCCGTAGATTTAGACACATACAACGGGCAGATTTATATTCGTGTTCGAGGGCGGCAGATGGCGATGCGTATTTCATCCAACCAGCTAGGAACGCAGTGGCAGATGGGCTCTCCGCGAATCGACCTTAGACCAGACGGTAGAAGATGAGCACTCAGATCGTTACAACTGAAGTATTTGACCTCACTAGGACAAGAGCCCCTGCGCTACCCTACGCCCCACTGGCGTACAACAGGGAGTATCACGATCAGTTAAACAGCATTCTGCGGTTGTATTTTAATCAGCTAGATAACTTAGTAGGTCAGCTTATGGCTAGTTCTTCCTCTTTGCCGATTACGTTCCCTGACAATGCCTTAGATGCGTTTGGGCGTTTGGTTACAACTACACCATACACACTGTTTGATAGTCAGAACCGGTTCGCTGCGGATAATCAGTTCGATACAAGCCTAACTACAGGCGGTACTATTACGTACTTGCCTAATGAGTCGTCAGTGCAGATGAGCGTCACCGCAGCTAATGGCTCAGAAGTTGTACGGCAGACGTTTCGTAGCTTCCCATATCAGCCCGGTAAAGGTTTGACGTTCCTTGCTACGTTTGTAATGGGCAGTCCTAAGATGGGACTACGCCAACGGGTTGGGTATTTTAATACACAGAATGGTACATTTTTACAGCAGAATGATTCCACCATATCTTTTGTTTTACGGTCTAGTTCGCTTCCTACTCCCGGCACACCTAGCGATATTCGCACAGTAAACCAAGCTGAGTGGAATGTAGACCCGATGGATGGTACTGGGCCAAGCGGTCGTGTACTTGATTTGACCAAAAACCAAATTCTGTATATGGACTTTGAGTGGCTCGGTACGGGTGATGTCCGGTGCGGATTTTTTGTAGACGGCCAGCCACAGATTTGCCACATCTTCCATAACGACAATATTCAAACTGCTGTGTATATGACCACGGCTATTCTGCCGGTACGGTACGAGATTACCAATACGGCGGCTACTGCGTCTACGTCGGCAATGAAACAGATTTGCTCTTCCGTTATTAGTATGGGCGGGTATGAGCAGACATCCAGTGAGCACGTAGCGTCGAGAACAACTAAGCGTACAGGGTTTAGTACTACCTTTGTCCCGCTTATATCAGTACGTCTTGCTCCGGGGCGGGAAGGGGCGGTGGTACTAGTCAGTAGGGCGCAAGTTATGCCTACCGTTACTCAGTATTACGAAGTTGTTTTACTTAAAAACGCTACCCTAACAGGGGCTTCTTATGTACCTGTTATTACCGACTCTAATGTAGAGTACGACCAAACAGCCACAGCGTTAACAGGTGGTGAAGTCATGACGCATGAGTATGTGTCTTCTACTAGCCAGAGCCGCTCTGCCGGGGAAGTACAGCCGGGGTACAACTGGGATTTACAGCTAGGCGCTAGTATTGCGGGGGTAAGCGACGTTTTTACACTGGCAATCAGAACGCTAGATGCTACACCCACTGGCGATTCGTGGGGAATGATTGGTCTGTACGACTTAACACAATAAGCCGTGACGCCAGAAGAACAAGCACTGGTTATGGTGTATGAGTCGGTCAAAGACCGGGTGCCTTACGAGCGGGACGCGTTTATTAACGCATTGAAAAGCTGGGATGTAACCCCGCTAGTTGAGCAGGGGGAAGTAATTGGTGGAGTGCTAACCAAGGGTAACGAATTACATGTGGGGTATGGGCGCAAGCCTCGGGCTTCAATTAAGCCCCACATCAAAAAAACACTAAATGAACTAATTGATAAGCACGGTTGTGCAATAACTTTGGTCAACGCGGATAACAAAGCAGGGCTAAGGTTTTGTGAACGACTAGGATTTGTCAAAGTAAATGAAAAAAACGGTAAAATCTGGCTTAAATGCAACAGGAGTAACTACTTATGATGATCCCAAATAAATTTAACGGTTACTCCCGCGACGGAGTTCGGCTCTATTTTGACCCTGCGACTATAGCATCCCTCGCAACAATGGCTGAGGGGGCGGGTATTGCGTCTAGTACTGCCGCTGCCGTTGCCGCTGCCGAAGCTGCCGCCGCCGCCGCTGCCGCTACCGCCGCTACCACTGCTGCTACTACCGCTGCGCCTTCGATGTTTGAAACGATTAGTGGGGCGATGCAAGCTGGGCAATTCCCCGGGGCTACAACAGTACCTGTTGCCGAAACCGCTGCGAATACGATACCTATGATTACGGCTGGTGTTCCTTCTTCCACTGGGACTATCCCCGGTTCGGAAGGCATTTTGCAGTCAATGCAGGCTGGGCCACAACAGCTCGAAGTTGCGGGGGAAATAGCACCTACTGTTATGCAGCCTCCTGCAAATATAATGCCGCCAGATGGGATGAACCAAGGTATTTTCTCTGACCCAACACTGCCCGCAAATAAATACATTGGCAACACGGGGACACAGCCGTTTTCATCGGATGCGGGCAGTCTTCAGAATTTAAGCCAAAAGGAGACGCAGGCACTGCAAGGTGGTACAGGTATTAATTACCCCGTCCCCCAAGGCGGTACGCTAGAAGCCGGTGCAGGTGGGCTTGACTCGTTAGGTACCGGTATTGAAAAAGCCATGAAGTTCATGACAAAAAATGCTCCGGCGTTGTCATTGGGCATGCAGGCAGTTTCGTATATGCAAGGACAGCAAGGCCCAAAACGCCGTGCGTTTAAACCCGGCTATGGTTTATCGCCTAACTTCCAGCCAACTCTTGCACCTTCTGCACCAAGCGGTGTGTATAGCCGTGGCCTCGCTGTTGGTGGTATTGCTAGCGATGCGGAACAGCCGGACTATGAAGATGATATAGAACGCTTTGCCCAAGGCGGTATTGCGGGATATGCAACAGGTGGTACTACCTACGGCGAAAAACAGGCTCAGTTAACAAGTCAATTAGGTCGCCCCCCAACCGCGAAAGAAATGAGTACGGCTGTTGCTGCGAGTCAATTAACCGTTGCCCCCTCGACCGCGCCCGTAGCTACAGTTAATGTTCCTAAAGCAGCTACTACAACGGCTGCTCCAGCTACTACTGTGTCTCCCGTTGCGGCGGCTGCGGCTAAACAAGTTGCGGCTAGTAATCCGTTGATGGCAGCGCAAACTAATCCGTTGATGGCAGCGCAGGCTGACACGGCTCCGTCTGGCTTTAGCGCCATGAACTACACCGATGTTAAGGGCACACCGATTCCTTGGTATCAGCAAACTGCCAACGTAAATTTACCTGACGCTAAAAAAGCTGCCGTAATTGCAGGGGTAACTCCGGGGGTAGCGGTAAAGTCGCAAGCTGAAATTGACGCTGCAAAGCCAAAAACTTTTGACCCGGCAAACACGCCGTTTAGTGCCATGAACTACACCGATGCTTCGGGCGCGGCGATTCCTTGGTACCAGCAGTCTTCCGTTGCGAATACGCCTGACGCTAAAAAAGCTGCCATTATTGCGGGTGTAACTCCGGGCACTAGCACGCCTTCCGTTGCGGAAACAGAGTTTAACCAAGGTATTACGACTACCACGAAGCCTACTACGAAGCCTACGACTACTACACCAGCTACAGCGGAAGAGTTAGCGGTTACAGAAGGCGGGACAGGCGGCGGGATAGCTAGCGGGATATCCCGCGAAGACGCAATGGAAGCTATGCGTAGAACTGTGTATGTGCCTGAATACGTGGATTACACAAGAACGCCGCTTACCCCGGGTATCGGCACGCCTACTACGCTATCTTACGAGGCTATTCAGTCCCAACTTGGGCATGCGCCTACGTTAAAAGAAATTGGTACCGCTAGTGCCGCGTATGAAGCAGCTAAACCAACAACTGCGGCTCAATATGCAGCGATGGCTACAAAGGGCGAAGAAGGTATGGCAGCGGGTGGTAGCGCGGAAGATAAGGACTCTGCTCTGCAAGCTAGGTACGCCAAGCTACAAGGAATTAAAACGGAAGAGCAAAGCCAAGCTGACTTGGAAGACTTGATTGCGTACCAAAAACGCATGAACGAGATGGGCATTAACGTCGATGATGACGTAGACACACGTTTACTTGACCCGTATTCAGCGGCACAAGTGCGTCTTGGTAAGCTGGGCAAGAGAAACAAAGTGCCTGTTACTGAAATGCCTAAGACCAACGTCAACCTTGCTAACATGGCACAGGGCGGTATTACGCAGAATCTGGGCGGCTACTCTGACGGTGGGCACTTACTCAAAGGTCCGGGCGATGGCATGAGTGACCACATCCCTGCGATGATTGGTAAGCGGCAACCTGCTCGGTTGGCTGACGGCGAGTTTGTTATCCCTGCGGACGTGGTATCGCACTTGGGTAATGGCTCTACAGAAGCCGGCGCTAAGCAACTTTACGCTATGATGAGCCGTATCCGCAAGGCACGTACCGGCAACTCAAAACAAGGTAAACAAGTCGACCCACGCAAACATATGCCTAAATGAAAATACAGCATGTAGCTACAGAGTTTGTTAATCAGACATGGCCCTTAGTGGAGGCGCATTTACAGAGCGCCTTGGGCTACCAAACTGATTACACATTAGACCAAGTTAAGGTTTATGTAGCTACAGGGCAGTGGATGTTGGTGGTTGCAGTAGACGAAGATGGTGTGCAAGGTGCGGCGGTGATTAACTTTTTTAACCGTCCTTCAGACCGTGTAGCGTTTGTTGTTGCGATGGGCGGCAAGTTAATATCGAGCAAAGAAACATTTACACAGTTTAAACAGTTGCTTAACAATTTCGGGGCGACGTACTTAGAAGGCGCAGCACGTGAAGCAATTGCGCGGTTGTGGACTAGGTACGGCCTTGAAGAAAAATATCGAATCGTAGGGGTAAAAATATGCTGATACGCAATAAGTTCAATGGCTATAGTCGTGATGGTTCACGCGTTTACCCCGGCGGCGGTGGTGGCGGGCAAAGTACCAGCTACACGTCTAACATCCCTGAGTACTTGCAACCCTATGCAGAAACGATGCTGGGTGCAACGCAGAAGCAACTGTTTAATATCGACGAAGGTGGGCAGGTTACGGGTTTCCGGCCTTTTGCCCCCTACGGCGCTGCAATTGATGACCAAGGCAACATCCTTAATACTGCGCAAGATCAAGCTAAGGCGGCAGTGGCTGGGTTCTCGCCGTTGCAACAGCAGGCTCAAAGCGGTATAGCTAATATGGCGGTACCGGGGCAAACAGGTGCAGCTAGTCAGATGACGGCTAACCTCGCAGGACGGGCTCTAGGTGCAGGACAGTACGACACAGGTACGTTTGATACAAGTTCTTTTACTGGTGCCGGTACTGCTGCTAGCTATATGTCGCCGTACATGCAAAACGTCGTAGACATCCAGACACGCGAAGCTCAACGTCAAGCCGACATTGCTGGTACTCAACGTGGCGCACAAGCTGCGGGCGCAGGGGCGTTTGGTGGTTCCCGCCAAGCAATCATGGAAGCAGAAGCAGCGCGGAACCTCGCTCAACAAAAGGGTGACATCCAAGCACAGGGTTCGCAAGCTGCGTATCAGCAAGCCCAAGCTCAGTTCAACGCCGAGCAGCAACGCACGCAACAAGCTCAACAGATGGCGGAGCAGTCCAAGCAGTACGGTGCTGGCCTTGGTATGCAAGGTGTTCAGCAATCTGGGGCTATGGCAGCGCAGTTAGGTGCACTGGGGCAACAGCAATACGGTCAACAGACGGGAATCCTTGGGGCACAAGCCCAAGCCGGTGCTCAGCAGCAAGCGTTGGAACAAGCACGCATCAACCAAGCGATGCAGAACTATGCGACGCAACAGCAGTACCCACTGATGCAGTTGGGTGTGATGTCGAACATGCTGCGCGGTCTGCCTATGCAAGCCAGTACAACAAGTTCCTATGCTGCACAACCCTCAGCGGCTTCGCAGTTCGCTGGCTCTATGGGTACAGGGATGCAGCTAGCTAACCAAGCCAAACAGTATGGCTTCATGGAAGGCGGTTCGGTTAAGTCGATGGCGGCTGGTGGTATTGCCACAGGGGTTAATCCTGACGAGATGCCGTACATTGCTAAGAAGATGGGTGACCAGCAGATCGGCCAGAAGCTCAGTGACGCTGCAACTGACAACGAGACTAAGAGTTACCTGAAAGCAGAAGCAGACTTTAGAAAGCAAGCTCGGAACAGCGCTATGGCTGCGGGCGGCATCATTGCGTTCAAAGAAGGTACGACAGTACACGATAAAGAAGTAGAGCGACTTAAAGACGAAGCGGAAAGAGATACAGCAGAAAAACCCGGAACCGGGGAAACCCAGATGGCAGGCATTCTTGCTGGGCTTAGAGAAAAACTAAGTGATGGCGCTCCTGCTGATGTCGTCGCTCCTGCCGCCGCTCTTGCTGCTCCTGCCGCCGTTGCCGAAGCTCCTCCTGTTGCCGTTGCCCCTCCTGCCCCTCCTGCCCCTCCTGCGCCGACGGCTGGTGGTATTGCGGGGATGCCAGAGTTGAAAGCTAGCACGGGGGCATTAGAATTAGAAAAGTTAAGGACTGCTCGCCAAGCAGAAGCTGACAAACCCCTAGAACAACGTTTGCAAGAACAAAACGAGCTAAAGAAAAAGTTTGGCATCGATCCACAGTTCCTGCAAGACGCAATCGAAAAGCAAGAAAAGCGGAAGACTGATCTCCAAGGAGAAGCTAAAGAAGAAGCAATGAATCGCTTTACTGAGTTTCTGATGACATGGGGCTCAACCCCCGGCCCTACGATGGTTGCCGCTGCTAAGGCTGGTAGGGAGTACATTGCTAATACAAACTTGGACAAGAAAGAACGTAAACGCTTACTCGCTGAGGCAGACGCCGTCATCACTGATCTGAACAAGTCAATCTACCTTGAGAAGAGCGGTAGCTTTAAAGACGCGCAAGCCGAGCAAATTAGGGCTGGCGAGAATCTGTTTAACATAAGCAAAACCGTAACAGAGATGCAAGAAGCACGCGGAGCAACTGAGTTTGGTGCAAAAGCTGCGGCGGCTAGAGATGCTATTACGGCAAATGCAGCAATGGCTAGAACTATGGCACAGATGCAATCTGAAGAAACCCGTGCCGCTGCTAAAGGCATACTGGAAAAAGAGTTGAAGCGTATGGAAGTTGATAAACGCACTGACTATATGAACGGTGTGGCGATTAACTACGACGCCCTTATTGCTAATGGCGAAAAACCGGGCGCGGCTACGATGGCTAAAGCGTCAAGCCAATACCTGCAAGAAAGTAAGCAGTACGATATCCGTGCGCAACAAGCAGAGGCGGCCACAACTGCGGCAGGGGCGGGTAAACAGGCTAAGATTGACGCTGCCGTCGCAACGGAAATGGATACAAGACCCAACCGTGATGCACTTAAAGCCGCTAGAGCTGCGGATAAAGCCGCAGGAAAAAACCCCGGCGATGAAGGTAGCGCAACTAAGGCCGCAGAAAAAGCTATTAGGGACGCGGTAACATCACGGTTCAATCCACCTGCCGATGCTAAACCTGCTGCCCCTGCTGCCGCTGCTAAACCTGCTGCCCCTGCTGCCGATGATAAGCCTGATATAAGTAAAATAAACAAAGCTCCTCCGGGGGCCAGTATTGGTAAACAGACTGACAAGGGCTGGGAAGTTCTGAACAGCGAAGGAAACCTTATTGGATACGCCCAAAAATGAACTTTGTTCCGCTAGAAGAATTAGACCAAGAGCCCGCCGCCCTGACGTTTGTACCTCTCGAAGCGGGAGCTCCTGCTAAACCTGTTGCCGCCGCTCCTACCGTTGCTGCTAAGCCTACGCCTGTAGCTGCTAAGCCTGTGGTTGCTAAAACAGAGCCAAACTCTGACTCTCAGGTAACTAAAGGGGTTAAGTCTGGGATTATTGGCCTGAAATCTATATGGGAAGGGCTAAGTGCTTCTAAAGATGTAGCGCAAGTTGCCAATAACCTGCGTATGTTGGACATGTACGATAAGGTGGACAAGGGCGAGCTAAACAAAATTAAAGTTGCACCTGACGACTTCCTTACGCGCCGCGCACTTAACCGTTATCTATCCGACCCGAAAGGGCGTATGGACCTGCGGGATCGTGCGGTCAAAGAAGTACAAGACCGTAAAGAATTTGTTAACGCCACAATAAAAACGCTTCAGCAATATCAGGAAGAAAATAAAAAGAACAAAGGTCGCACAGAAGACGTAACTGAAATTGCAGGGTTAAAAGATTTTGGGGATTGGGCAGCGTTTAACTTTGGCGCTGGAGCCGTTCAGCTTGTACCTATTATTGCCGCAGCGGTTACAACTGGCGGAGCGGGTGTGTTTGCGGTGGGAACTGGTATGGAACTGGGTGGGGGTACTAATACTCGCATCAACTATATACTTGAACAGACGAAGGGGGAAACCGACCCGCAGAAGCGCGCTGATGCTGTAACTAAGTATGTACAAGAATCTGGCGACGTTACCCTAACCACTGCGTTATTATCAGGCGCGGTTGATAGGGTGTTAGGCCCTGCCGCTGCATTAATTAGACGCCCTTTAACTGCGGTTGTTAAAGAGCAAGCTCGGGCGGCAATTGCTAAAGAAGCGGTTAAAAAAATAGCTAAACAAGCAGGGGAAGAAGGACTTGCAGAAGGTATTCAAGAAGGAACCCAAGTTATTGCGGCGAGTCGGTTAATACTTAACGAAGATACGGGTGACGTACTTAGTACTAAAAATGCTAAACGAATTGCGCAAGCTGCGTCTGTAGGGGCGTTGGTTGGCGGGGGGGTTCAAGCGGGTACAAGTGCCGTACAAGTTGCTAAAGGGCCGGAAAAAACGCGCGCTGTACCACCAGCTAAAGTTGAACCCACACTAGCACCAAAACCCGCCGCTGCCGCCGCTCCTGTTACACCCGCCGCCGCTGTTACGCCTACACGTGTAGAGCCTACGTTTACTTTTGAGCCTTTAGCAGAAGCTGCACCGTCTGAACGTGTAGAACCTACGTTTACTTTTGAGCCCCTAGCTGAAGCCCCGCCAGAAGCAATTGTGCCGTCTGGTCCTTTGGCCGCGATGGAAGCTGCGCGTAATGTAGACCTTGAAACAACGGCACCACCTGCTGTGCCTTTATCGGCGTTGGAAGCTGCACGTGCACCGGAACTTGAAGCGGAACCTCCTGCACCCGCAGAGCCTTTAGCCGCGATGATAGCTGCACGGACGCCAGAGATTGAAGTAGAACCTCCTGTGCCCGAAGCAGTTGCGCCACCGCCAGCCGTACCAGAAGACGTACGTTTTAGACAGCTTGCCGATGCGTTTGAAGCTCAGGGCGAAATGGCTGACGATGCGGAGATGTTAGCTGCACAGACCATTGCTGATGAACGTCGTGCGACTATGCAACAAGTAGCCGCTGCCGATACCACAGGCGCAGCAGAGCGCGCACAACTACAAGCGGAGGCACCCGATGTTATTCCCGAGCCACCATCTTACGTCACTGAGCCTATCGCAGATCAGTACGGCTATGAAGTGCCTAGCGGAACAGAAGGAGCCCCCGGAGGAGTTTCATCAGCTATTGATCGAGGATTGGCTTCTGCTGAGTCACTGGCTGGACGTTTTGATGTACGAGAAGAGCCTAAGCCTGCTGCAATAACAGCAGTCGATCAAGTAGCGGGGCAGATTCAAACTGCACTTAACCGTGATCCTTATGCCGATGTGGGCTGGGCTGTGGGTGAGCAGTGGATGCAGAACAAACTTGCTGAAGGCTTACCGCCTGATGAGCATACCGAATCTGTGTTCGAGCGATTTAATGACCTTGCTGAACGCGGGCATCCGTTCGGCGCTAAACCTGTGCAGCCTAGAGCCGCTATTCCTACGGAGATTCCACGTGTCGCTGAAGCCCCTCAAGCCGTCGAAGCAAAAGAAGAAAGACCAGAAGCACCCGCAGCCGCACCCGCAGTAACTACAACGCCAGAAATTAATACAGCAAAAGACTTACTCACTGCTATCGACAAAGGCGGCGTGCCCCTTAACCCAGCTAAGTTAAATAACGTCGCAAGAGATATTGGGCTGGATGTAAGCAAGAGTGCTAAACCTGAAGAGACTATCCGCCGGATAAGAAACGCTGTTGAACGTGCAGAAGCACCCGCAGTAACTGAACCTGCTCCGCTTGAGCTAGAAGCTGCACGGCGTGAAGAACTTGAAGTAGAGCCACCAGCGATTGCGCAAGTCAAAGCATCAGAAGCTGCAATGACTAAAGCGGGAACGGCACGGCAACGTGCGCCCGGTGCTGGACGACCTAAGTCTGAAATTGCCAAGACTCCAGAAGATCGTAAAGCTCAGACCGGTGCAATTAATAAGTTTAACCGCGATGTGACGGCGCTTGTTACTGCGGCTAAAAAATACCAACAGCCTACAGGGCAGTTTCCAACGGAACGCGAGTACGACTACGCTGAAGCAGCGCGGATACAGAATCTTGAAAAGCTACGTAAAGAGTTACACAAGCTGTCGTTAGTGAAGAGCCCACAGGCGGGCTATATTACGGCTAAGTCTTATATCCGTGGGCTAAAACCTGCTGAAGCCGCACGCGCCAAAGCTTTGCACGAAGGTGCAGAATTAGCTAAGCTCCCAACAAAGCCTCCTGCTACGCTGACTCCACGCCAGCTAGAACGGTTCCGTAAAGGTGAAGCGGCCCCGGCAAAAGGCAGACCTAAAGCTGGGGTAGCAGAAAAAGAACTCCCTGCTGGTATGTATTGGGCCCCTGCTGCCGATCTTCGCGCAGCTACTTCGATGACCGAAGCGGAATACGAAGAGTACTTAAATCCTCCGGTAGAAAAAGAAATCCCTTCCGTTACTATTCGGGATACGCTCAAAGCTGAGGGGCTGACTGATAAGCAAATTGACGCTGCTATAAAAGCGACGGAAGAACCACCTGCCGAAGAGAGTGAATCTCGCGGTACGATAACCCGTGTTGCCGACCCAGCTTACGATAAGTTTGACAACCTGCAAGATGCCTTAGCCCATATTATTCGCACGGGTAACAACGTAGAGCAACAGCTTGCGGCGCACTTGCTAGACAAGTCCAACATCGGTGGGATTAAGGAAGTTGACTTTGCAGTTGTGCAGAAGCAAGACCGCGCTTCACAGGCTAAGAAGGCTTTGGACAAGGACGCACGGGGGCTGTACATGCTGCACCCTGATGGTTCAGCTAGCGTATACGTAAGGGGCGACAGCTACGGCGAGGGACAACGCGGGAACAACGCGGGAACTGTACTGCATGAAGCCTTCCACGCCGCTGGCAATCAGAAGATCAATTACGCATTACTCGCAGAAAAGTATGGGGAGAAGGTTGACCCTAGCTTAGCAGATGCAGTTGCGCAGTTGAACGACTTGATGGGACGTGCCAAAGAAGTGTACGACGCTAAAGAAGCAGCAGGGGAACTTACGCCTGAGCTAAAGAGCCTAGACTTCGGCAGTGCGTTTACAAACGTCAAAGAGTTTTATGCCTATGGCATGACCTCGCCTGCGATGCAGTCGTTCTTAACTAACGATGTGCCGGGCACCAACGCTAAGTCTTCTGGCTTCACGTTGTTTGTTGACATCATAATGAAGCTGTTGCGGATTGACCCTAGCCTACGTTCAGGCATGAAGGATTTGATCCTCATCTCGCAGGATATCAGTGTCGCACCTACCCCTAGTTCCGCTGCCGTTGCGCAGATGCTTATCAAGGAGAACCAATCCTTAGTCAGCGCCGCGAAGAACCAAGAGAAGGAGACGTATCGCGCTCTGGATAAGCTGGCAAAAACCAAGACAGCTTCGGAAACTGTGGAGCAGTTAAGCTCATTGACAAATGTTGCGCGTGACCCTAAGCTGTGGGGCGACTACCTCAAGCTGAACTACCGCAACATGGCTACCCCCGCATATAAAGCCTATCTGGCTAATATGCCAACGGAGGTCTTAATATCCACCGGCACCGACATGGGTATCGGCGGGTTAAAAGATGTAAATGCTGGCGTGCAGAAAATGGCACAGTTCCGCACTAAGAAGTTAAATGTAGTGCAAGAAACAGCTACGCCTTGGATTAAGTTGGGGGCAAAAGAAAGTAGTAAGTTAGCCGATGTCATGCACATGGCAACAGACATCCAAGTAGATCCTGCAACTAACAAGTCCAACGACAAGCTCAATGCGATGTGGAAAGCGTTGACGCCGGAGGCTAAGAAAGTCTACACGTCTGTCCGTGACTTCTACAAGAACAACTACGACTTGTATCGTGGACTGCTGAACAAGCGGGTTGAGATGTCCTCTGCTGAGGGTAGCGTTGATGATCCTACTTCGGACAAAGGTAAGCTCGCCGCTGCTGTTCGTGCAACCTATGAGGCAGGGGCTAAAGTCTCTCCGTACTTCCCGCTGATGCGCTACGGTGATTACTACGTAAGCTTTGGTAAGGGTAAGAACGCCGAGTTTCAGATGTTTGAAACCGCTGGCTTACGTGATGCTTACGTGGAAGCACGGGTTAAAGAACTTAATGCGTCAGGCGACAAGCGTACGTTTGAGCAAATGATTACAGACATGGATGCCGATGTTGGCAACAGTCTAGACAAGCTACGCGATAAAGCGATGGCGTCTAGCCCAATCCTGAAGAACTTGTTCTCGCTCGTTGACAGCACCACTAACCTTACCGATGAAACTCGTGGCGATATCAAAAACGAGATATTCCAGCTACACCTAGCGACGTTACCAGAAGCTAGCTTCCGCAAACAGTTCATCACACGTAAGGGAACTGCGGGCTTTAGCGGTGATGCGTTGCGTAATTTTATTAATTCCGGTACACGGTTCGCAAACCAACTTGCGCGTATCAAGTACGGCCCTGACATTATGAATGGGATAGACGCCGCAGACGAGTCGCTTAAGGGTAACCCCGACAAAGCTAAGCTTGGTATGTTGGTTGATGAGGTTCGTATACGCGCTAAAGCGGAAGTAAGCCCAGACATTACCGATACCTTCGGGGATAAGTTTGCCCGTTTTTCTAACAAGTTTGCGTTTGTATGGCTGCTTACTTCTGCTAAGTCCGCTGCTAACCAGATGTTCAGCTTGGCTAACTTTACTGCGCCTACGCTAGCTAAATACTATGGTTGGGGTGCAGTTGGTGCAGAGATGACGCGGTTTATGACTGCTGCCCATCAACAAATTGGTGTGACCAAAGTAGACCGTGCGGGGAACACAAAATTAACTTTGCCATCTCTTGCGGCATCTGCGGAAGTGCGCAACAACCCTGAGCTACGTCGTGCTGCACAAGAAATGATTGACCGTGGTATTAGCACAAACACCCAGACCAACGATCTGTTTATGCGTAAAGGTCAACCTTCGGCAGATTACAACCCGTACACGGCAAACGCTGTACAGGCAATGGGGTTCTTGTTCCACAACGCTGAACGGTTGTCCAAAGAAGTTGCGTTCATGACGGCGTTTCGTTTAGCTCGTAAGGCGGGTAAATCATTTGATGAGGCGATTAACTCCGCAGTAGATATAACGAACGAGTCGTTGTTCGATTACTCCACATGGAATGCACCACGCACAATGCGTTCAGCGCCAGCGCGGGTAGTTACGCAGTTTTTAAAGTTTCCGTTGTTTGCCACTGTTTACTTAGTGCGTAACTTTGCGCAAATGATTAAGCCTATGGATGGTATGACCCGTCGTGCTTCGGCACGTGCGTTCTTTGGTACGTTGGGTATTACGGGGTTGATGGCAGGTGTACCGGGATTGCCGTTCTATAGCGTGATTATGGGTGTGGCGCAGGGTATTAAAAACCTGATGAAAGATGACGACGAAGAAGAAGTCTTGGAGGAGATGAATGTTAAGAAGTGGTTTGAAAACATATTCTTGCCTGACTTCTTTGGGGGAGCTAAGTTTGCAGGGATGAAACTTAGTGAGATTGCTGCGTCTGGCGTACTCAATGCAGCGTCCGGCTACGACTTTGCTACTGGTATCTCAATGGATTTTTGGCTGAAAGGCGGGAAAGAATCCGCTGGGTGGAAGAACGCATACCAAGACTTTATATTGTCGCATCTTGGCCCCGCAGTGGGTGCGTGGAGTGTTGCCGCTTCGGGCATTGATGACCTCGTAAAAGGTGATTACAAGAAAGGTGCGGAGAAACTTTCCCCCGCTTTCTTCCGTGGGGCTATAACTGCCAGCCGGTATGCAGAAGAAGGTGCGCGTACACCTAGCGGTGACGTTGTAAAAGAAGCGGGTGAGTTTACTGAGCCACAATTAATGATGCAACGCCTTGGGTTTAAAACCACAGGACTTGCACAAGAAGCGTCGGATCGGTTCTATATCAACCAGCAGCTTACGAAGATTAAAGATATGCGTAAGAATCTTATCAACCAGCTAGACCATGCTGCGGTGTACGACAACGACGAACAATACGACAAGGTGCGGGATAAGATTGATAACTTTAACGACAGGTTCCCTCATTCCGAATCGAAGATTACTTCGGAAGATATCCAGCGTGCCTTAGAAGCAAGAGAGAAACGTCGTCGTCAGTCTGAACGTGGGTTGTATGTTGAGCGGCCATATCGGGATATTGAGGATGTGCGGGAACGCGGCTTACGTTTGTTGGAAGGGGAAGCAGCTAAACCTAAGTCGGAACCTAAGTCGGAACCTAAAATGGAGTTCAAGCCCATAGACCCCGCAGTAGATTCACCGCCACCTGCGAAGGTGTCAGAGTTTAGGCTTAACAACGCTATTGAAGAGGAAGGCGCTGCGCATCTAACTCCTGTTATTACTGCGATCTTTAATCAAGAGTCGTCAGGCGGTAAGGATACGCGGACTAGTGTTGACGATGCACGTGGGCCTATGCAGATTATTCCAAGCACATTCAAGATGTATGCGAAGGAAGGCGAGCGCATTAACGACCCTGCGGACAACATGCGTGTAGGTGTGCGTTACATTAAGGATATAGCTAGTAAGTATGGGGATGATCCGGCGCGTATTGCTACTGCTTACTTCTCCGGTGAAGGCAATGTCAATAAAGGTAAGGGCAATGCGTGGAAGCAAGACTATGCGGACGGTAATGGCAAGCGGACATCTGCTTATGCGAGGGATGTTGTAAACCGTATAGAGAAGATGAAAGAGAAGTAAAAAAATCCCCCGGGTTGCCCGGGGGTAAATACAGCGAAGGAGAATGACGGAGCAAAGGAGCTAAGCGCCGTCGAGATAAGTATATATCACAGTCTCCACACGCGTACACCCCTAATGCTATCTTCGATTACAACTTTGGTAACAACTTCAAACTTGTGCCGCCGTGTAATGCGCTGTATTGCGTCAACGGCAACGATGTGATTAAGGCACGGGACAAAGAACGATGTGCCCCGTTTGAACCCTCGCCAATTAACCCTGTACGCTACTCCCTCGATCCGCATCTGCTTTCTCCGGCTCAATGTAATCGTCTAAGCTAATGAACTCAGGCGTGTTGCAGTTAAACTCCAGCACCTGAACTGGCGGCCCTTTGATCTTGGTACCGGTCGTAATGCGCTTAGCCCCACTACCCACGAAGACCCCCTTATCGGACAACTGCTTCATTACGTCTTTGTAATTGACCTGCCGTTCCACGCAGTCGGTACGGAAACGCTTAGCAACAATGAACATCTTCTTGGTATCAGGCTCGTAACGGATAACTAAATCTCCATACGGCTCTTGCTGTGGTGCCGCTGATAACTTCGTGCGCATATCTACGTCACCGTTAATAACCAGAATGTTCCGCATGTTCCGGTTGATAAAGTCACCGACGATGTTCGATGCGTCGTCAATTGGTGCGGCGCTATCCTCACGGACTTCACGAATCATCTTCGTTGCCCATTTATAAACAGCAGCCATGTCGTAGTCGATCAGCCCCAAGTCCTTAGCAATCAACCCACCTAGCAGGTTACACGCAACGATAGCAGACCAGAACCGCTCCCGCTGGGTAAGCCGTAGCTCTTTGTCGATCTTTGCCTGTAGTGCTAACAATGTGTGTACAACCTCATCCCGATTACAGACAAGATACTCTGCATAAATATCCCCAGCGTGCCCGTAGTTTTCGCGTAGCTGGTGGTCGAACATCTGCTTACCTTCAGCCGTGGAGATCGAATCGGAATAGCCAATCTCATACTCGATGAAACGCATACGCTCACCGTCCGGCGTGTCCTTAAGCGAACCCAGCTTCTCGTAAAAGCTAGCGTTGGAACTAGCAAGTGACAAGTTCTGCCATGAGGTCAGGTTAAGTCGTAGCTCATTGGCCTGTGACTTCTGCCGATCTTTACCACGCCCCTGCGACATTGCATAGGCCATGTCCGAAAACTCCTCGGGCTTCATGTTGGTAATCTCGTCCATCGTAAATGGCAGATTGTTCATCACGCCAAGTCTGTGCATACGTGCGTTCATAGTATCTTTCGGGATAGCAACCAACCGCTCAGGGTGACCCCAGACACTGTTCGCCACGTACAACGTCGTAGACTTACCGCTGCCTGACTTCTTAAAAATCACATTTATAATCGCTCCGTTCAAACCCATAAATTTTAACAATGGGGCACCAAAGCCTGTCAGCGCAGCAAATGCGTTTGGCTCTAGTCCGGGGCGGTTGTACATATTGAATACTTCTTTCCACTTCTCCAGCGTACCTACTGCGGTCATGTGCTGGGCGATGCTCTTTGTATGGTTCGATGGTGGGCTATAAAACACACCGTCTGCCGTAATCTCCCTATCCCCAACAATGAACTTGCTGTCGTTATCTGTCCAACCAAATTGAGTTCTCATAAGCTCCGCCTTTCTTGTGTACTGCATCTCTTTAATACTTGCTAGTACAAAGCCAGCAAGGTTCTCCATTTGTTTCGGGTACGCAGCGACACCCCTTCGCGCCAGAATCTTACGTAGCTCTTCCTTGACGATGATCTGATCTAGCTGTGCCGAAAACTCCTTAACCCCATCACGCGGCATGTGCAAACGCATCAGCGCAATTTCACCTAGCTCGGGGTCTTCCATACGCTTAACTACATACAAGTCGTGCTCGTAGATAAGCAAGTCCTCATCCTCATCATCCTTAGCTTGCCGATAGATACCACCGGTCTTGCCCCGAAAGTATGGGAATGGGTAAGGCGGAATCACTACGGCGACTGGCGGCTCTTCCTCGTCAACTGGTTCAACTTCAACAAGGTAGCCCGCTTCCGTAGGCTCATCACGTGCAACCTCTTGGCCTAGCGTAATAGGTGTAGTGCCTTTACCCTTGAGTGCACAGCCATCGCAACCGCCGGGGTTCAGCTTCTCAAACGTCGTGCAGTAATGTGGCCCACCGTTACGCTGGAGGTCATGCACCTTTGCTTCGACTTCGTACGGGTCGTAGTCAGGATACTTCGCAGATATCTTATGTGCTGCTGCCGCACCCTCTTCGCAGAACGCCGCGATGGATAAGGCCGAACGCCATAAGTCATAGCTTACTGTTTCTTGATTTTGGAACACGTGGACAAGCTGATTGCAGCCGTTACCTTCGGCGCTTTTTAGCATGATCGTCTTAAACTTAGCGACCTTGTTCTTCATTAGCGACATTGTGAGTGCGCTACGCGGTGCAACACGACGAGGGGTAAACTGCTTCGCCTCGGATGCACCAATGGTTTGCTTCAACTCAGCGTAGTCGATAAACCCGCTGGATGCTACAACCTCAACTGGATTAGCTGGGTCGTCTTTAAAATTTAATGTACCCGGCACGCGCAATACCCGCGCAGCCTCGAACACACTAGGGTCTACGATAAGCCCGTGGATATCGCATAGCTCTTTAAGCCGCTGCGACAAAGGGTTCCACTGCTCACGATTAATTACTTCTGTTAAGTGCCAATATACGTGCCATCCACGCCCTGAGTTAACAATCGTAGGCTTGGGCAGTCCTACGGTCTTGCAAAACCGTTGCAGTTCTTGCAGTCCTGTTGCTTGATCGATGTAACCGTCAATCTTGCCGGTCTTGGGGTTAGGCACTGCTTTAGTAGGCCCGCAGTCAATGTCGATCCATACCGCCTTAAAGTAAGCAGCATTATCTTGTTGTCTGTTCTCTCCAGTTGCAAACTTAGCGCAACCAAAATAAACATCGCGTCCTTCCGCCAACAGCGCGGCAACCTCAGTATCGAATTCTTCTCTAGTCTCTACAAGCTTTTGCTTCGGGCTCTTATTCTTGATGCCAATAACTGCGTACCAACCCTGTGAGGGCAGCACCGTATCGATCAGGTCAAAGTTAGCCATGTGTTTGTATAGTTATAGGGGTAAAAAAGGGGGGATTGCTCCCCCCAACCTGCCATCCACGGTAAAACTTATCGGCGCTTTTTCATACTGGACATGAAATCTATGATCGCATGAACATATCGCTCCTTTGGTAAGGACGCGCCAACGAACCAGTTGTAGAGCGTTGTCCGGCTGACACCAAGCTGCTGTGCCACCGTAATGACTGGGATGCTAGCCTTAATGCACTCGCGCCCCAATGCCACGCCCATCGACTTTTTGGTTTTGTCCGCACGTCGATTAGCTTCAACTAATTGCTGGCTATACCCTAAGCTCATAATTACTCCGAGTCATCGCTCCATGCACTGACTACGTCAGCGAGGCTTTTCTTCGGTGCGGTCGGCACTTCAGGCTTCTTGCTAGCGCGCTTAACTGGCTCGGATACAACTTCTTCCTCGTCCGGTTCATCAGCAACATGTACTACAGCTTTCGGCGCAACTGCTTTGGGTGCAGGTGCGAACTCTTCTGCGTCGCCCTTATCCACAGCGCCTACGCTTAACGTAATAGCTTTAGCAATATCAGGGGAGTTAACTGCTGTAGCTACAACTTCTTGCAACTCAGGATGTGCAGTCACAAAATCTACAGCGCGGAACAACACGGACTGATTGTTGTTGTCTTCGTTGAAAACGATCTCAGTAATAACGCCGTCAACATTCTCACCATTAGCGATGATGTAGTCGATGTAGGCATTGAGTGGGAACACTTGGCCTGAACCCTTACCGAAGATAGACTTCGACGCAACTTCGATCTGATAGATGTGACCGTGGTTATTGGTATCAACTTCATCAGGCAGTACGACAGCAACACGGCGCTTGAACGCACAAGCTCTAGTGCCACCTTGGCCTGAACCCTTGATGTTCTGTGGGCACAACTCGCACGACCTAGCTTGTGGCGCTTTAACATTTGCATCAGGCTTGATGCCGTCATTCGATGCGCAGTCAGGCGGCGCAGGCTTAGCGTTTGGATCGTATGCTTCGATGTAAAACGTACGCTGTGTTCTAGCAGGTGCAACACCCACCAGCACGACACGCAATGGTGCTTTCAACTTACCTGCAATATCACCCTTCGCAACGCGGAAGAAAATACCATTACGCGGGGAGATACGGCTTAGCGACGACGAGCTACCTGCACCCATCAAAGACTTGGTCAGTTCGCTAGGGCCACTCTTGACTACGGATACTTCACGGTTCTTAAAGATCGAGACTTCGCTCATTTACTTCTCCTTACGGTTATTTTATATTTACTGTCTACTAACATACCCGGCGGAAACTTATCTGGGTACTCTTCTAAAAACTGCTTCATGTTCGTTTGGTGCAGTGACTGTTTAAGCAGACCCAAAGCATCATTGTCTTTTATAAACTTGTACATGGAATCCCAATCGTTCGTCATGTACTGCGTTGATACCCCACGTATAACTAAACCAGCCTCTGTGTTAATACTCTTTGCATCGTTCTCTTTACATGCTTCAAGCAACTGCTTTTCAACCATGTCCAGTTGTTCTACTAGTAATGCGTCTTCTGCTTTAAACTTCTTGCTCAACTCTGTTCGTGCATCTCGTATCTTTAAATAAATCTTGGTAAGTTTATTTGCCGATAGATTATCCATATTAACTCCCTCAAATAAAAAGTGTGGGGTCAACGCGGCTGAAAATCATAACTAAAGGACCACGCCCCCCACTGCCGGTGTTATATGCGCCACCTCCGGCTGGGCTATTCAGTACTGCTAGTTTTTGAAAATATTCCACCGCAGATATGTATTGCCTTTATGTTGCGCAATCTCTAGTGCCATTGGCGGTGTAGCTGACTTACGCTCAGGGTCTAAGTCCCCGCAGTATTCGCAAAAGAATTCAATCACAATACCGTCACGACGGCTACTAGGGTTACCAGACGCTGCATTAGGTTTCATCTGCGATGAGATGTTTTCCCCAGCTACTAATGTAGTGCGTACTTCTTCTGCATCTTCGTGGCGGTCGTACACAGTAACAGGTCCATGATGCAAATAGTTATCGCCGCATCGAGGGCAAGCTAGTGTATGTTCGAAACTTAGCTCTGTGAGTTTTACCATTATTCTCTCCTTTAATTAACTTCTCCTAAGTACCCAGTATACCCCGTCTCTTGACAATGTCAACTACTTTGTTGAGATTTCTTGTTTGTATAATTCAATGATGCGATTGTGGTTAGCAATATTGCCGCGCAGCATCTTGTACAGCCTACGTTCTACTTCACTACCGCTGATGTGTACGATGGTCATGACGTTCTTCTGCCCCGGCCTGTCGATACGTGCATTAGCTTGCAGGTAAGTCTCAACACTAGTCACAGGTGCGTACCATATGATTGTGTCTGCTGCGGTAAGCGTAAGTCCATGCGATGCTGCTTGTGGTTGAATGATAAGTACCTTCGGGTCAAGCTGACTTTGAAAGCGTTGGATAATATCGTTGCGCCGGTTAACTGGAACCTGCCCGCTGATAACGTCAGTCTTGATACCTGCCTTCTCCAAGTGTTTCTGTAGCAGCGAGATAGTGTGCGTAAACGGCACGAACACCAGCACCTTGTGGCTCGACTCCTCGATAACTTCTTGCACTACGTTCAAGCGATTGCTGACATCGAACTCCACAACTTCTTTAGAGTCTGAATACACAGCGCCGCCAGAGATTTGCAATAGCTTGTTAAGCTTAACGGCTGCGTTAACAGACGTAACCTCCTCGCCACCTGCTTGCATAATCATCATCTGCTTTAAGATGTTGTAGTACTTAACCTGCTGCGGGGTCAACGGCACTTCACGTTCGATGTGCGTCACTGCTGGCAGGTCAAGGCACTGCGCCTTCTCAAAGCGTATCGCTGGCTGTAGTGCGTTATGCACCGTAGTCTCAGCGTTGATTCTAGGTACCCAGCGGAACTGCCCAACCTTCTCCATTACCTTGTCGCGGAACTGTCCAAAGAACTTTGGTATGCCGTCAGGGTTAATCAGTTTAGCTAAGCCGTACGCATCAACGGGGGACTGCGCAGCGGGTGTGCCTGTCAGCATCCACAACCAAGTCTGTGGGGTCATCACATCACGCAATGCTTTCCACCGATCAGTTTGCATATTCTTATACGCTGACGCTTCGTCGGCAACGATCAAGTCGAACTCACCGTTTTCTTTTATCGCATCACGTACGATGCCAAGCCCGTCAAAGTTAATGATAACGAACTCAGCGTCGCCCTCTATGATTGCCTTGCGTACTTCACGCTTACCATAAGCAATGTCGCAGCTACGGTGTACTGCAAAACGGAACAGGTCGTTCTGCCACGCGGACTTCATGATCGACAGTGGGCAGATGATAAGCACACGACGAATAAGACCTAGCTTCATGAGGTAGTCTGCTGCCCAGATAACTGCTGCTGTCTTACCTGTGCCTTGCTCGTTGAAACAGAACGCACGCTTCCGCAACGTCAGAAACGACGCCGTGTCTCGCTGATGTGCGAACGGCTTGAACAGCCCCGGCCAGTCATAGTCCCGCGTGATCGTAGACGGTACGTTCTTGATGCGTAGCTTAGCTAACTCTTGTGCCTCGTCTAGCCCCCAGAACACCGCAACGTCATGCAGTCCATCACCTAACTCCTTCACAACCTTGCTCTTCTTAATCTTGTCGGTAACAAGATGTGGCCGTCGTGTGCGAACCACTAGAATCTTATTGTCTACGATTTGCATTACTTAGCCTTTGGCTTGTTCTTCTTCACCGTGTGGTCTGCGTTGCGACTGAACGAACGGTTCTCGCTAGGCTTCTTTAGTTTCAGGTTACTAGGTGCATTGGTACCACCCTTGCTAAGAGGCACGACGTGGTCGATGTCCTTGCCCTTGCGGTCAATACCTTTCTTGTCCATCTCGTTACGGGCACGCTGCCTATCCATACGTGTTGGCAGTTCACCGCGTTCTTGCTGTTGCTCGTACTCTTTCTTGTACGGCCTTGGTTTGTTTACGTAGGGCATTAGCCTCTCCTATTATGTGCACATTCGGTAACAGGGCAGAACTTGCACAGAGGTCCTGACACTGGGTTCCATACATTGTTTTTCATTGCTGCTTCGAGTCGCGTTAACTCGGGGTGCATCGTACTCATGTATGCCATCTTAAATAGTACTTCGTGTTCTTTCTTTATCATCTCATTGCTAACCACAAAGATCAGCGCCGATTTGATATACACCACCTCGGGGAACTTTAGGAATAACGCCCCTGCTAATAAGTCTAGCTGCTTGGTGTCTGCGTACTTAGCATTTTTGCTTGTTTTGTAATCCACCAGATATGCTGTATCTCCGTTAACAATGACCAAGTCGGCAATACCTCGCCACCATACGTCTTTCGCAAAGAAATCGCACGGACTGTACTTCCCTTCGCGTTTCGCCACTCCCAGTTTGAGTTCACAATACTTTTCGCCATCAATACGGTTGAGAGCTTCAAGTGTGGGCGCGATAAAACTAAACTTTGGCGGGATGGGCGTGCCGTCTCTAATGTAGTTTTCAGCCGCCGTGTGTAGCTCCTTGCCGTAAACCGTTGCGGTAGTATCTCCATCTTTCACATCCTTTGCGATTTTTAAATGGTAGTACTTCTTCGGGCATTGATCGAAGGTTTTGATGCTGCTGTAAGACCACGCCAAATTAACACTCGCCATAACTTCTTCCATGTCCTGATTCACAATTAAGTGGTAACTCCATGCCCCAATCGGGGCGGGTACGCATACACATCTCGACGTACTCCTGCGCGATATGCACATCTGCTTCTGGTACTACGCAAGCAACCGCATCGTGTACCGTCATAACAACCTTGTACTTCCTAGCAATCTGCAACATCTGCTTGCCTATGATGATCCGTGCAAGGGCTTGGCACACGTTCTCCACAACCTTCCCGCCGTATATCCTATTGGGTACAGTTGTTTTGCCCCTCTTTGTATCGTACACCATCTCGGCTTTTCCGTCATCATTTGTTACCATGCGCAGGTTCGGATAGCGTATATACATCCCGTTCGGCAACCGGATACCCTTCTTACCCTCGACGTGCAGCACGCCGTCCCTACCTAGCGGGGCAGTCTGGCCTTGCATCATGGCCTTCAACGCGTCCCCAGCCTGACGCCAAAGCTTCGTGATCTGTGGATACTTGTCTCGGTACACGGTAATAATGCGCTGTGTCTCCTCCAGAGGCATCTCCACCTTGAACGTCTTAAGCTGGGCTTGGAACTTAGCCGCACCCATGCCATAGCCCGCCCCGAGGATTGTTGTTTTACCAACGAACCGTTCATCTTTAGTAATGTCTTCCTCTGCCTTACCGTAGATCGCCGAGGCCATCTTCTTGTACACATCCTCGCCGTTCTCAAACGCAGTCACCAAGTCTTCCTGCTCAGCCAGCCACGCCAGCGTCCGCGCTTCGATCTGCGATGAGTCTGAGTCGATCATCATCTGCCCATCGGGGGCAAGGATAGCTGCCTTGATGGCGCTACCCCGAGGAAGGTTTTGAAGGTTTACCTTGTCGTCACCACCCCACCGTCCGGTGTGAGCAGCGTAATAGCGTAGGGGAACTGGCATTGTCCCTCGGGCGGCGATCCCAATGAAGCGGGCGGTACGGGTTTCGTCCAGCGTAGACTTAACACCTAACCGCGCAGCCACAATAGCTTGGACAATGCCATCTGGGTGTTCGAGCAAAGCCTTAAACTCCTCGTCGTTCTTGGCAAAGGCGTACGTCTCCTTACCTGTAGTAAGACTGATCTTGCGCGGGGGCACCACACCCAGACTCTCCAGCACTCCGGCTAGGCGGGGGTTGCTCATCAGGTCGTCCTTCTCAATCAGCATCTTGTTCATTAGATGCTCCTTAGTCTCCTTGACCGCCTTCAGGTGTACTTCCAGCACAAGTTTGTTCAACTCTAGTACCGGCTCGCTGAACATCCGTATGGTCAAGTCGATCAGCTTCAACTCGGACTTGTCGAAGTCCTGCGAGAATATGTGGAACAGCTTAAGCGTTAAGTCCGCGTCGTTCTTGCAGTACTCACCGTACTGGGCTAAGTCGGCGGCGGTGAAGTCAGTGCGCTTCTTACCCAACGCAGCTACCACTTCGCTTCCTTTTTCTCCGATGTTGTAGTACGTAGCGAGTGCAGCCAAGCTGCCTCCCACTTCAATAGTGTGTAAGGCACGTGCCATACTAAGCGTATCAAGCCACCCAGCAGGACGTATATCAAAGTGCCAATTAAGAATAGCGGCATCAAAAATAGCGTTATGCGCCAGTACCAGATGCTTGTGTAGCTCCAGTGAATCAAGAAAAGCCTTCGTTTGTTTATACGTCCCAGAGTGCCACCTAGCATCTTGCCCCTCCTCCTTGATACCAACACCAATCGTTTCGAAACGCTCGTCACGGATGTACTCTTCCGTGGTCATCTTGGACAAGCTAAAATCCCTGTCGTAGTAAGTCTCAAAGTCCAATGCAATTATTTTCATTTCAGTCCTAGCGCGGCTTTAAGTTTATCTTTGATGCTGTATTCCGGTTCAATGGGATAGTCAAGGTAACGAATAGAACCGGGGCGTGAAGCAAATATCGGCGGCTCATCCCCCACCAGCATCTTGCGCATTACAACCCCGTGAAACTCATCCTGCTTCACCCTACAGTACGTCTCCCATAGTATCTGCACCTCGTAGTCCGACATCCACGACTCTGCTTGATGCCCGTTAATTCTTGCTTCTACCGCGTTTATTATGTGCGACCATTTGCCCCCTCTAAGCGGCGACTCGGAGAACTCCTCGGGGTTAGTCTCCATACGACGCAGCAACAGCGCAACGCCTTCACTTACCTTTTCATCACTCATGTCTTATTAGCTCCTGTATCAGTAACTCCACCATGTCTAGGTTTGTTTCTCTAGCTACGATGGCGTGCCCCTTAGCGGATTGAATCTTCTCGATCTCTCTGTCCTGTAATGCCGTTGTCTTACCTGCACCAGCCTTGCACTCGATGGCTAGAAACTTACCGTCCGCACAGCAAACAATGTCGGGCACACCCGCACGGCCATAGCCGTTAGCAGGAACAAAGAAGTAGTAGACGCCATACTTAACTAGCAGCTTTACTACTGCGGATTTAACTTTTGATTCAGGTGTGCCCGCCATAATTACCTCGTCGCTTTAAGTGGTTCGTTCTGTTCAATAGCACGGTTCAAGTACCACTGGGCTTTCAGCAGGTCCTCTCTGCCTTTGTCCGTACCCTTAAGCCCCGCACGACTGATGTACTTCACGACGTTACCAAGGTGATAGCCCAAGGACTTAGCCTCGATGAAGTCGATGACCTCGATGCCGCCGTGTGTGTAGTGTGTAGGCTGATTGATTGGGTCAGCAAGTTTGAATATCGGCATACGTGGGTCCAGCGCTTCCTTGATGCTTGTGTTCGATGTAGCGGTGTAGGCTAGCTTCATGTCCTTCTTAGGCACCTTGACCTCATCCATCTTTACTAAAGCTTCAGCATATTGCAGCGGGGTTATCCCCATCTTGGCTCCAAGCTTTACCTGCGATGCGGTTAGTCTTACTACCTTCGGCTTCTCTTGCTTCCTCAGCATCGAACGCTGTACGTACACGTTCCCTACCGTTGTATTTAGTTTCTGTGCTACAGCGGCTGGGGTAGCCGTAGGGTGCTCGGTCAAATACTTGCGAATCTTTGCTGACTTACTTAGTTTCTTCATTGCTATTCTCCTTGTGGTTATGGGTACTACAGTAATTCTTATCCTTTAACGCTTTAGGTATCTTTGGTTTTGGGCACCAACCAATACAACTATCAGACCAAATACCGATAACGCATACGCCTCCGGGATTTAACAACAACATACTCTTACCTTTTGGCGGCGGCTCAATATCTGGGTCGCGGAAGTAAAGCTGGTCGGTTGTGGCTTGTTCAAACTTATCCATTCTTCTCCTTTAACTTAGCTGCTGCCCACATTGCACCTTCTTTATGTTTGGCTGATTCTAAATTAGATAGCTCCTCATCCGTCAACCCAAACCATTTCTTTTTGTCCATAAAATGATGCCAACTTTTTGGGTTTGGAATCATTTCATTTCTAATAGAAAGCAACCTACCTATCCAATGAGCAAGCACCTCAAGTTTCTCTTCCCTACCCAAACCATCGTAGTCTTCGCCTAACTCAACATCACCCTGATCCCATCTTGGCGTGTATATAAGTTTGCCGATTTGCTTACGGCGCTTCATGTGTTCTTCTCCTTTAGCTTTTGCTCTGCTTTTTTAATGTTGACTAAATTAGGTCTACCGCAATCCAGTATGTCTTTTATCTCATCATCCGTCAGCCCCTGCCATTCGCGCTCTGGAACCATTCGTTTACCGTCAGACACGCGCCGCACTTTGCCTTCGTTCCAATCTTTTATAAACTCGGCTTCGTGATCCGCACGCCCCCTTGCGCGTAGCATGTCCGCATATTGCCGTCCAAGATAATATTCATCATCGCTAATTTCTTCACACAACTTCGCACATTCTTCGCGCTCCATGTCTACTGCCCACTCGATCCGTTGCTTCATGCTTCGCTCCCCCATAAGGGCCAAGCGGATAATGTCATCTCGTGTCATTCCTTCACCTCCGCTAGTTTCGCGGCCATCAGCCAGCCCTCGTCAGTCAACATCTTGGAAATTCGTTCGCGCTCCGCTGCTGCTACTAACTCGGCAAAGTGTTCAATATACTGAACAATTATTATTGAGTTATCGTCCCGTCCATCCTTATCGTAAAGGCCAGCATCCTGAGCCAAGCGGATAACTTCATCACGTGTCATCGTGCCATCTCCTCGATCTTCTCGACCGGCATCTTGGTCTGCTTATGCACAGCGAGTATCAGCGCAGGAGTAATACGCATAGCGCGGTTACGCACCCTACTAATCAGCGGCGTTCTGGAACCTAGCATGTGCGCTAGCTGTGCGTCGGTCTTCAGGTTGTACATCTCTCGGATGTGGTCAAACAATACGTGTGGCTTCTGTACCATCCACCGACCTTGCGCGTCTTTCATGGCGTGCCTTTCTTCGTCCAATTTTTTAAGTCGTAGGCCATGCGGTCACCGTCGTCGTATCGCACATGCACCTTACCGTTAAGTAACGCCCAGCACCCGTAGGCAACGCGCTGATCTGCTGTTATTACGTACATAACGAGTAGTGAGTCCCCACAATTTTCTGAGGTAGCTTTTGTCAGTACGATCTCGCCGCCCTGCTGTGTTGGTGTTGTCCAGTACTCCTCTGCGTTAACTACTCCACACGCTAGCAGTAAGCTAAGAATTAACTTGTTCATTTACAGACCTCCGTTCTTTTTTCATCGCTGCTCTCTTTGCCGTAGTTGCGGCCCTCGCCGCTGCGTCTGCTGCTATCTTCGCTTCCTTTGCTTCCTTCGCTGCACGTGCTGCCGCTTCTCTTACTTCCTTCGCTGCTGCTTCCTTCGCTTCCCGTTCGGCTTTCTTAGCTGCTATAGCTGCGCGTCTAGCTTCCCGTCTTGCTTTCTCCTCCTCGGTTATCCACTCCTCTACACCGCTACCATGCACCCACGCTGCGAACATCCATGCGGTCACGGGGTTAGTCCACTCAACTACGGGGCTTACTGTTGCTACGTACCACTTAGTAAACTCATCACGCGATACATTAAACTCAGTCATCAAATTAACGCGCTTCTTTTCTAAGTCCTTATCCATAATCTTTTCAGGATCATTCATGTTCAGCATTTCTTTTTTGCTCGGCATACTTACTCCCCCTTCATATAGTTCATTAGCTCTGCATTCATCTTCGCTAGCTCCCACTTCTTAGGTCCTTCCGCTTGCATTAAGGCTAGTGAGAACTGCACAAAGTTTTGCAGCATGTCGATGTCTTCTTCATTGACCTTACCGCTACGTATCTCCGCAATGATGCGCATCGCTTGCCGCCTACTGTGATCTACCTTCGCTTGAAATACTGGGTCACGATGTCTCATTTCGTGCTTTCAACATGGCATCAGCGAAGTTATATGCTTCCTTCGAGTAGTCCGCAGTCATCTCCTCTACTGTCTTCCACTTACGCCCTGTCAACCAGCTACCACTTGCAATCATTCCGTTCAGTGCTTGGATTGCAAACACATCCCGTAGTTCTTCACCATTCATCGCTTACTCCCACACATATGTTTTTTAGCTGCTTTCAAGTCGGCATTAAAGAACCATGCGACACATTGATTCTCTAGGTTAATCGGCGCTGTTGATGCGGCTGCGGCAGTAGCAAGACCGATCTTTATGCCCTCTGCCTTACCTACATTCAACGCCAACACGATGCCGACAACTATCCCTACGATGTACACCGCGTCCCTCATGCGCCCACCTTAGCCTTCGATATCGGTTCAGGATGTTGGCGTACGTTCTGCATCAGCTTGTCGCTACGTTTCTTGAACATCATAAACTGCGTAGTAGGACTGTATGGCACTACGTAACTCTTGTACTCATCGGGGAGTAAACTCATTGGCTCGTCAAAAAACTTACGCGCTTTTAATTCTTTTTCAGTCATGATTGCACCACCTTAGCTTTATATTTAGGGAATGATTCGATACCTGCAACGAGACTGCGACGGAAGTCCGCCCATGTCTTCTGATACTTCGGGTCTTGCGATGGGGGAACCCAACCGTACAACGTCTTCCAGCGAATTGTGATGTCAGTTGTCGATGGGGTATATACATACATGTCGTTCATCATTACCTCCTTAGTTGAGAGTCGTACCCTACAAAGTTATCACGCGAAGTTAACACAGTCAAGTGCCCAACTTAAAATTATTTGCGTGTTGTATAAACGGTATTAACTCACGATACCGATCTACTAATAATGTTCCTGCGGGAACTTCTACCTTATCAAGTACATGTGGGTGCGCAGCCATGAGTAGCTCATCAAAGAAACGTAGCGTAGAAGGTTTAATCTTAACCCCGCGTTCACCCTCGGTGTAGTATCTTTCGGTCGGGCCGGAAAAGGCGAGCCACAAAGCGGGCAAATACCAGTTCCCCTTGTTCTCCCCCTTAATCATTTCCATAAACGTATCTAACCTATCCCGCATTGTCTCTACGCTTTCAATCCATGAGACGGTCGATAAGGCATTGTACTTATTCAGGATATGTTCTCTGTTCTCCTCATCACTTAATATATTCTCGCGTATCAGTAGCATATCCGTGTAGAACTTCTTGAACTCCGCTACCTCTTTACGCACTGCGTTCATTGCCTTGCGGTTAATCTTATGCACGTAGCTACTCTTAACATTGACGGGTACAAGCCTACCTTCGGGCGTATGGCGTAACTGAAGCGGCCTCTCTAATGAATACTGTGCGTGCCCTATGTCCATGATGAGTCGCCTATCTTCCTTACGGCATCGCTCGTGCAACACATGGGAGATAAACGTCGCAGTAGTAAGCGTATGATGCCCACGTACATCGATGACGATCGACCCATTAGGATAAAATATAATCACATCGGTGCGATACAGGCGGCACTTGATCTCGTTGAACTCCCCTTCGTCGTGTTCCCCCTTAACAAGCTGCATCGTTGGTTTGTTCCGATCCCCAAGCGGGCGGATACCTGCGTTGACCCCGCTGCCCTTGATCGGCGGCGTATTGTTGTACCACTCCAATGCTTGCTCATAGTTGCGTAGCTTTGTAATCCCCCTACCGCTAAGTCCGTAACTCATACATCCCCCTTAGAATAGTCTGCGTTGCTTCTTCGTTATACCTTCTAGCCTCTCTACACTAAAGCCCTTCTGCTCTAACTTAACCTGCATCTCAAGCAGGGCAGCGGCGGTGCGTATCAGGCACTGTCTCCCAATCTCCACAGCCTCGGCGTCAGACTCTGGGTGTGTCATTAGCTGCAAGACTAGGCGCTGCATCGCTTGATACTTCTTGTTGATTGCTGCTATCTGCTCTGGCAAAGTTTCTTTGATTGCTACTGTTGCGGTCATATCACCCCCGAGAAAACTACGAAAAGAAAGAACAACGACGCCAGACATACACCTAGCAACGCACCTACTACAAACTTCCATACCTCTAGCTCATCCATGTCACACCCCTATACTTACGCTACGGTTAATCTCAAGTACATACTCATGTTCCCCCTCGCGCACTACATCCATGTCCTCATAGTCCTCACCTATACGCACGAACTCGTAAGCTCCTATGGGTACGTCTTCCCTACCCGTACAGAATAAGTCTATAAACTCCTCGGCTGCTTTATCAAATGCGATAACGTCTGGGTAGCTGTCGTACCATTTGATGCCGCTTGATTCGAACGACATGCCCTTGTTGAACCATTGAACAACACCGGCATAGTCTCTCAGCGATTTCGGAAAGTTCTCGTCAAGCCATAGCTTGATAGCTGCAAAGTCTTTTACATCTGCTGCATAGAACACCGCAGCTATGTCACTTCTGTATCCCATGTCGTCCCCCTTTACCAATCAAACTTCTCAAGGATTGCATCTACCTTCGTCTTCACATCGCTACGCACTTGCTCGTACTCCTTGATGTCATCGATGTCTACACCTATCAAGGCACGCTCAAGTGAACGTCGTGCTTCTTCTAACTTCGGGTCATTCGTTACGTTCAGCTTAGTAAGCAGAGCGCATAGATTCTGTGGGTTATCGATCAGGCTGTCGTGGTAGCGTTTCTTCTTCTCGTCATCCCCTTCACGCTCCGTCAGCTTCTCGCTTAGTCCTGTCAACTCCTCATACAGCCGGTCCCACGGTTCACGCACAGCCTTAGCTAAGCGGCTATTGAAGTCAGACTCATAGCTCTCTGCAAGTTCCCGCAAGTCCTCGTTCGCTACGTCTAAGCGAAAGTCACCAGCCTCGGGCAGCGGACTAAACACCACATGCACTGAGTACTTAGTCATCACATCATCGAGCGATGGGTAGTCGCTGTACTTGTACATACCCTTGAGATTGTTCTGCGCTTGCTGCACCACGTTGGCATACTCGGCGTAGAACTTATTGCACATACTCTCGTAGGTTGTACGCATCGTGTTGATCTGCGTCTTGTACTCCAGCATCATTGACGTTGGCAATAGTCGTGCACCCTTACTAGCCCACGGTAGCGTCGCCGTGTTGTGATACAGCCTGATGCGCGCTGCATACTTGGACAAGTCACTGACTAGCGACGTACCTGCAACGAGATTCTTATAGACCTTGCTTGCGTCTGCCGATGCGTTGTTGTTGGCGTTGACTGCGTCGGTCACGTTACGATCTAACTTGCTAGCCCCCCAAGCAGATACGTTTAACTCTACCAATACTGCGCTGCTAGATATACCCATGTCATTCTCCTTGTGATTGTTGTGATTACTCTGGCTTGCCTGCTAACTTGTACATGTTGTACATGTCGTCACTGAGATACTTAAGCCCGATACTTGAGTCACCTTGCGATTGCGGGTAGATGTGATACGTCGTGAAACTCTCTGCGCCTGTCGTCTCGTTCTTGCTGTGCCACTTGTCCTCGTACTGTTCTGCCTTGGCTAGTATGTCTAGCATCTTCATTGCGTCACCACCATCGAGCACATAGTTTCTATACCCTACTGATACGATTACCTTTGCCATGTTCTTATCTCCTAATGTGAATAGTTTTTCCATTCGGTGCAATTGCTGTATTACCGCCGCATACGACCCAAAGTACCGGCACCTCCCAATCCGTACCCCAATCGGAACCCACATACCCGTCCGTAAGTACCACCACACACTCAGGCTTAAGGCTGTGCTTCTTGAGATAAGCAGTGATACAGCTTGGGCTGGTACCCCCACCACCTTTCGGCTTAGTCGAACTAATGATGTCTGCCACGTTGCCGCTGTCGTATGTCTCATGCCCTGCCACCTCGCTGTCCCAGTAGAGCAGGTCAACCTTCTCAGGCGTCACCTCCTCTGCTATGCCTTTAACTTCAGTAAGGAACTCGTTTAACTCCTTGCCCGCGATGGACCCAGATGTATCTACTGCGACTACTAGGTGTCCAACCCGCTCGCTGACTAGCGTAGGCATATAGATGTCGTTGCCGATGAACCGTCGATTGACTCGTCTCCATGATGATGCGTCCTTCCCCGAACATATTGATTTCACATACTCGCGTAGCTGCTCACGCCAGTTAACTTGTGGTGCAAGCATCTCGCCAAGCTCACGCCCTAGCCCACCCGCCCCGTTACCCTTGACCTTGCGCTGTGTCATGTCTCCCTGCCGCAGTGCTTGCTCTACCTCTTTGCTTAGCTCCTTCTGCTCCTCCTCACTAAGCTCACCCGCACCGTCCCAGTCATGCTCATCGAAGTTCTCACCGCCCCCACCGTCCTCGCCATGCTCCTCAAGCAATGCGTCGTACACCTCCTTGGTAGTCATACCGCGATACTTCTCGTCGATAAGTCCGATGATCTTGCCGTTACGTCTAGGCATAACCATCACGCGACCGTGTGGGTCTAGGTCTTTGAGTTGTAGATTAATTACGTAGTCACAAGCCGCGTTGGCTAGCTGTGGTGTCGCGTCGTATAGCTTGCGCCACGTTGTGAGATGTCGATATGCTTTGTGCATGGCCTCGTGCAAAACAACGAATGCCAGTTCTTTCTCCGACAACTCGGCGACAAATTTACGACCATACCGCTCGTCGCGCCCGTTGGTACATGCAGTCTCTACGTTGTCGTCGATGTACGTCTTGCCTACCATCATGATGCCCGACCACAATGCGAAGTCAGGGTCACGCATGATGTTGATCTTGACCTTCTTAAGCTTACGTTCTTCCTTGTCTATATCCATCTAGCTCTCCTAGCACGGTTAGTATTTCCTTCAGCTTCTCGTTTGCTTCGCCCCTCGTCATCGCTTCCGTGATGGGCTCTGGCTTACTTGTGTCCTCATCTCTGAACACGCGGTACAGAATCCTCTCGCCCCACCTATCGTCAGGGTTATCCTCCTGCGTCCACGCCACGAAGTAACTCACCTTCATACTGCCCCCTACAAAAGATCATTGTTCTTAGCTACCCACGCACTGAACTTCTTGCACCCGAACGCCACTACCTGCTTGCTCTTACTCTTGGCGATGTTGATGCAGAACGCCGCTTGCCACTCGGGCTCGAACCGCTCAAGGTATGTCATGAACGCATCGATGCTTGTCTTGTCTACGCGCTGTATCGCACCGAACACGACGATTGCACAAGCACCTGCACTGGTAGGCACTAGCGCACTGAGCGGGTTGGCGATGGTCTGTTGCCACGTCGGTAACTGATTGGAATAGTCGAGATACGCTGAGAAGTCCTTAGCTGCCGCCTCACCGATAGCGCCTGTCAGGGATGCAATCAGACTCTCTTGGTCGAACTCATGCCGCATACGCACTACATTGCTGGCACGCTCAAGGCTACGCATCGTCACGCATGGCATTGTTGCTCGGTTGGGATGGTAGATGTACGGATTCTCTTTCTGGCTCGGGTCGGTGTAGCTAGCGAACACCTGTGGGAACTGTCGGCAGAACGCAAGGATTTCAGGCACGATGCCGTTGTCCATCGCCCATTCTGCCCACTCGTCGAACGTCGGCTTACGCACAGTCAGCGGGATGATGCGGTTCAGGGTGTGCCCCTTCATGCTGTCGCCTACGCCGTCTGTGGACAGGTTACCTGTCATAAAGATATAGCTGTCCTTGTGCACCGGCACGTCGCCGAGTCTGGGGTTGTGTGCCTCGAGCAGCGGATGCAACATGTTCTTTACAGGGTCGGGACCCTTGCTAAACTCGTCAAGCATTACGATGACCGGCTCGCCTGTGTGGAACATAAATCGTGCATTCGGGTAGTACCGCGTGACTTTGTGCTCATGGTCAATCACAGGCATACAGATGTCGCCTAAGTCCATGCTCGGCACGTCCATGTATGCCATGTGGTGTTTGGGTAGCGCTGCTTTGAGCATCCGCATGATGCTTGACTTACCGATGCCGGGCTCGCCGCGTAGCCCGTACCGATTCTCTGGGTTAGCTAGGATTAGCTGCATCGCTTGCTTTAACGACACGCTCGTGCCGAAGTTCAACTCGTTTGCCATGTCCTTCTCCTTTAGTTAGATAAACCCGAGCCCTGCTGCTATCAATGCACCTAGCGTTACTGCTACGCACACCACCATTACTACTCTGTCGATCATTTCAACTCCTTATCGTTTGGGTTAGGCACGTCCTCGTAGGCATAGGCATCGTGCTGCATCAGCCAATCTTGCTCGGCGCGGTCGAACTCGCCTTGTTCTTCTATTGATAAGTCGGGCATGTCCTCGTACATGATTAGTCCTCCTCGTATTTGCTTAGCCACGATGGGCCGAATTGGTTTCGCACCTGCCTAAGCAGATGCCCGTTGGGTTGCGTTGTGTCTGTTCCGGCAAGCCACGCGACTTGCAGCTTGTGTTTCCAGTTGTCGCCGTACTTCGCAGCAAAGGCACTGACTGCTGCTTGTTGCTCTGCGGATAGTTGCTTCGATTGCTCTGCCATTGTTGTCCTTTTGAGTATTGTAAGGATTTTAGGGTAATGTAAGGAAATATGGTGTAATGTAATGAAGCAATAATTACAAAAGAAACCCAATAGAATCAAGGGGTTACAGCGTATTTTCTCTGTAATGTAATAATGTTTTGAAGAAAAATAAGTATAATCACGTGTGCGATTTTTTCGGGCGTTATGCACCTGCTGAAGTGCTCTTGACAGTGCTGAAAGGCATTTATACTTCAAAAGTGGCCTTACAATATTACAAAGCACACTTTTTCCTTTAAAATCAAGGACTTAGCGCCTTACAAAGCATCCTTACAATCACTTACAATACACCTAGTTTCCTTACAATAGCGAAGTTGATAACATTTAGTCAGCCCAAACCGCATGTTCAGGTGCTTTTGCCCACCGATTTGCACTTGCCCACGACGTTGTGCGTGTTCTGTAAGGCATTGGCGCGTGTCCGCCTTGAATTCTCTTGTCTTCTTGCCCTTCTCGCAACTTTGGCATTGCAATGCCCAAAGATTTCCTTACAATTATCACTTTCGAAACTTTACGCATAGCAGCCCCCAAAAAGTAAAGCCCGCGAGATGCGGGCCTTGTTTCCTTACAATACATTACAGCGACGCTGCGATTGATTGGACTTCGGTAATCAGATTGATAACTTGCACCAACATGTTGCGCTTAGCCGATGGTGCTTGCGTGCCGTCTTTCTTAGTTACATAACCCGCATTTTTCAGGTCGCGCATGCGATCAGCGAACCGCTCAGCCAAACACTCAAAACCGGCGCGACTGCTAATCGTCAAACTCTCTCCTGTAATTGCTGCAATTGCTTGCGCCAATGGCGCATAGTTACCCTTACGCGCTGCGCCTGCGATCATCGCTTCGCCTTGCGCCGACAACCCCTCACGCGCATACTTGCCGATCTTGCCCTTGCTTGCGCAGAGATAAGCCAGCGCAGCGCCGCTCGCATTGTGTACCGCGCTCAATTTCTTTTCCGTCGTCGTCAAACCCGATACGATTACACCGGCAGGCGCAAAATCGATTGCATTGGCGACATCGATATCGTTAAACAGAGCAATATTTTCCATGATGATTTTCCTTTAGTTGATTGATAAACAAGAATTCTCACAATGAAAACCCTTGCGAATCGATAGACTATGTCGCGGTCTATCAGCGCTTGCCTTGCAGGTTTTGTCATACCTGCAAAGCTGAAATTGTTCCTCGGATACCGTCTTAAATACTGATACCGCTTCACTCTGCTAAATATTTGCTAACCCATCGTAAAACCTCGGCCTACCTGATTTTCAAAACGTGACACTTTAGGGGACTGCTAGCATTGTTTGCATCGCTACTCTGCCGGTACTTGCGCATCCGTAAATCTCGAATTGTTAAAGACAACTACATCGCGCATCGGTGTAATCGCTGGGCTTAACCGCGCATCCGTAGAAGCCAGTCAACCCGCGCACCGTGAACCGCGCTGAGCAAGAATCGTTTTGTCCTTGCTTGCTTCGAAGTTTACAGAAACCCGCACTAAATCCATTGCGGATACGAAAGCAATAATAAGCAGAGGCAACGTCAACGGCGCAGGTCAAAGGCATAAGGCAACGTCAACAGCGCGGACATCGCGGGCAGCAATGGCGAAATAAAATGCGAGGGCGTCAGTGGCATAGCGGAACCCCACCCCCCTAAATGGGCAAGTAGGAGTCCCAGCTTCTACCTACACCGTGTTTTGCACAGTCGATACTCATTTTTGTAGACTACATATATTTTTACTTACCCCACCCCCTATGTTTTCTAAATCGTAACACCGGGGGGGGTATATATTTTTTGGCAACATTAAGCTAAGTCGATCCTGCGAAACCCCCCCGTCAAGGGTACCTTTACCTCCCCGCCGTAATGTGATATATACTCCGCCATATGGTAAATATCGAACCCTCCAGCGAGCACCCGATGCCCTACGACACGCACAGAGAGAAGACCGAGTCTTTTCACGACAGTGTTGTGGTTGCTGCCAACACGGCTGACCTGCTTAAACAGCTAGGTGCTCCCATCGAGATCGATGCTACGGACTTAAAAGCTACGGCTGATTTGTTTAAAACAACGGATCGCAGCAAGGCGCGGGGCCAGCTACAGCAACCCAATACAGCGTTTGCCGCCTCGTTGTTCTTAAAGACTTATGCCAACCGCATCGCTGCGGACATGAACGAAGTGCGTTCTGCGATTACGGCTAAGTTGATGGAGATTGCCAACTGCGGCGACCCACGCTACGAACTCAAGGCGCTTGAATTGCTAGGTAAGCACAGCGACGTGGGGCTTTTCACCGAGCGTAGCGAGATTACTATTCACCACAAATCCTCCGGCGACTTGGAATCTGCTATTAAAGAGCGTATTAAACGACTGCTCAATGCCGAAACCGTGGATGTTACGCCGCTAGCAGACTCACTTGATGACGAGCTAGGTATTGCAGACCAAGACCCCCGAGACTTAATTAGCCAGCTTGATCCAGACCCAAGCGATAATGACTCTTCCGACTTCGATAAATAACGTATCCCTGCGGGATATCCCCAAAGTTCTCCCTCACTTAACTGAGCCGGAGATGCGTCAGCTTTTATATGACTTAGAAGCCTTGCAAGAACTTAAACGCAAGGAAGGGGCGCGGGATAAGTTCATTAATTTTGTAAACGAGGTATGGCCGACGTTCATATCGGGGAGACATCACGCCCGGATGGCTGAGGCGTTTGAGCGCGTAGCGAATGGGACCTGTAAACGGCTCATTATTAATATGCCGCCGCGCCATACCAAGTCAGAATTCGCTTCATATCTGCTTCCAGCGTGGTTTTTGGGTAAGTATCCGCACAAAAAGGTCATTCAGGCGTCCCATACTGCTGAATTAGCGGTGGGTTTTGGTAGAAAAGTGCGAAACTTGGTGGATTCGGACGTATATCGCAACATTTTCCCGGATTTAACCCTGCAAAGTGACTCAAAAGCGGCGGGGCGATGGAATACAAGTAAAGGTGGCGACTACTTCGCTATCGGTGTGGGCGGTGCAGTAACGGGTAAGGGCGCTGATGTGCTTATTATCGATGACCCGCACTCGGAACAGGAAGCTGCATTGGCTCAAGTTAACCCCGACATCTATGACAAGGTGTACGAGTGGTATACGTCCGGTCCTCGGCAGCGACTTCAGCCGGGTGGTGCCATTGTAATAGTGATGACGCGCTGGAGCTTGAGGGACTTGACGGGTCAGGTTGTTAAGTCAGCAGCGGCTAGGGGTGGTGACGACTGGGAAGTGATTGAGTTTCCGGCCATCCTGCCGTCTGGCAATCCGCTGTGGCCTGAGTTCTGGAGTCTGGATGAGTTGTCCAAGCTGCACCAAGAATTGCCGAACAGCAAGTGGATGGCGCAGTACCAGCAGCAGCCGACATCAGAACAGAGTGCCATCGTCAAGCGGGAGTGGTGGAAGATATGGGAGAAGGAAGACCCGCCGCCATGTGACTAT